TACACGTTTACGTTTTTTGATTTCTACAATGCCTTTGGCGTTGGTTCGCCAAACTCGGCATCGACGTTTCGGTATGCAACGGCGACTTACGTATATCGATCAAGCAGTTCCATAGGCGTAGGGGGGACTCATTGTTCGACCAATTCCGATAGCACAAGCGCAAGCAGCACCGTGTATTCAAGGTATTGGGTAACGCCAACTGGGTTTATGCCGTACACCAACAGCACGAGTCGCTACTGGAGGGCAGGACGAACATACAAGTGGTACGCGGTATGGAAACCTGTTGCATAAGGAGGAAGTTTATTATGAAGACAGTTACTAAGGAAAATATTACAGAGTACGACGAAAACGGTCGCGTGACCCGTGTGACTACTACGGAAACGACTGAGGAATCTGTGGATAAATGTCAAAACTGTTGGCGGTACCGTCCGTGGTGGCAGGTTGACACTACACCTATTAATACCACACCGAGCATTACGTGGACATCAAGCAACGGTATAAATACGATCAGTGGCACCAATGTCGGCAACGACGGTGCCACCGCTACAATAAAGTTCTAAGCGGGGTGATGATCCGATGGGCTACACAAACAGTTCGCTGGTCGATGTGATTCAGATCAGCCCGAACCAGTCCGGGGCCAGAACTCACAAAATCGATACGGTGACAATTCACTGCACTGCCGGGCAGACCACGGCGCGGGCATTAGGCCAGTGGTTTGCGGATGCTAACCGCAAGGCGTCAAGCAACTATGGTATTGGCTACGACGGCAGCATCGGATTGTACGTTGAGGAAAAGGATCGGTCCTGGTGTTCTTCGTCAAGCGCCAACGACAACCGCGCGATTACGATTGAAGTGTCGAGCGACAACTATCATCCGTACAAGATTACCAACGCGGCCTATAAAGCCCTGGTCGATCTATTGGTGGATATCTGTCAGCGCAACGACATTGAGAAGCTGTTGTGGCAGGGGGATAAGTCGCTGATCGGGCAGGTGGACAAGCAGAACATGACCGTCCATCGGTGGTTTGCCAATAAGCCCTGCCCGGGCGACTATTTATATAACCTTCATCCGCAGATCGCGGCTGAGGTCAACGCAAGATTGGAGGATGAGGAAGTGAACATCGACAAGTTTATCGAAGAGGCTTCTGACGAGCAGCTTATCGGCCTCTTCAACAAGATGAACGCGGCTCTGGCAAAGCGTGAGCTACCGACGAACTGGAACGCTCGCGGCGAGCTCGATGAAGCTGTGGCCATGGGCATCACGGATGGCTCTCGTCCGATGGCCGTATCCATGCGGTACGAAGACGCCATCATGATTAAGCGGGCGGCAAAGAAATGAAACCGCTTCGCCGCAAAGAACCGCGTAAAAAACACAAAATACAGTGGAGTAAATGGCTGACGCTCCTCGTGATCCTATGCGGGTTTGTGATTGCGCAGGAGTGTATCGTGCTGATCTACCTCTGCATCCGCCATGGATTTACTGCCACTGCTGCATATCTGACTGCTGCTATCGGTTTAGCCGAAGCGGTTATCGCCGCCGGTCTGTCCGGGTACTTGTCACTCTGTAAGGTGGAGCATAAAGGTCCAGACGGAGCCGGCATTACTTATGCCACGGCTCAGGCTAACGGATTCCAGTTGGCCGAGGACGAGCCGCCTGTATAACGAAATTGCAAGGGAGTGAAAATTATGGATTGGACTACTGCACTTGTTCCCATACTCGTTGGCTTGGCGGTTGTGATTCCGCTGATTGTCGCGCTCGTTCGCTACGTCAAGAAGTCTGTCAAAGAACGGAACTGGCCTTCCCTGCTGGCTCTGGTCAGAAACTATATGGAGCAGGCGGAGATTAAGTTCTCCGAAGGCGCCGACAGAAAAGAATGGGTCATGGCTATGGTCAAAGCCTCTGCCAACAGTATCAACTACGAGATTGATATGGATGTTGTCAGCGACATGATCGACGGTCTTTGCGCTATGAGCAAAATCGTAAATGCAGAGATCAAGAAAGACGGTGAATGATGGGAGGTCTTGCTGAGTTGACCGTCGGGCAGATGATTGGCTGGCTGTCGGCCACACTGATCGCGTTAACCGGCGTAATCGAAATTATTCCCATCAAACTGAATCCGTGGTCATGGCTTGCTCGGCGCATCGGAAGAGCAATTAACCGCGAAGTTATTGATAAAGTTGACACGCTGAGCGATGAAGTTGTCGAGCTGAAACGCAGCATTGACGAGAGAGACGCCAAATCGGCCAGGGAAAGCATTTTAGAGTTCGGTGATGAGTTAATCTATAATCCGGACAAAATGCACAGCAAGGACAGATTTGACACAGTGGTGCAGCGTATCACGGAATACGACGCCTATTGCGTCGCACATCCAGAGTTTAAGAACCATATGACAGAGTCAACCAAGCGGCTGATTCTGAAACAGTACGAGAAGTGTATGAAAGATCATAGCTTCCTATAAGTGCAAGCCACTTGACATTATCATAGTTTTTGCATATACTATAGCCGAGAAAGATATTTCTCTTTTAATGAGAAGTGCCCCGCCACTTTGAGCGCGGATCATTTATGCGAGGTGCCCCGCCACCTTAAGCGCGGATGATAATGTTGAGGGGGCGTTTATGCGCCCCCTCGTTTTTTTTGGAAGAAAGAGAATATGAATGGATAAATTAAATTTTTACACCGTAGATCTGGACTATGTGCAGTATCTAAAGGATGTCGAGTTGGCGAGCCGTGGCTTTAGCCGGGTCCCTGATATGGATTACGGCCAGAAACGCAAGCCTAAATTTTTGTGCGGCATTGTCCTAAAAATAGACTCTGTGGACTACTATGTGCCAGTGTCGTCATATAAGCAGCAAAAGAAAGATAACATTTTGATCCGTGCTGAAAACGGAGAGGCTGTTGGATCGTTGCGTTTTAACTATATGTTTCCGATTCCAATAGACATTGTGCGCGTACGTAGGTCTTTGCTTTCGCAGGAGTTGCGGTTTTGTATTGAGCATCAAGATACTATTATGCATGACGCCGAGCGGACATATAAACGCGTATTGCTTGGCAAAGATGTGGGCTTGGTGAGAAATAGCTGCGATTTTAAGTTGTTAGAAGAAGCATGCCTCTCTTACGTGCTACAACACACATCGCATTCCACCTAACCCACACGCCTCTCTTTGATGCGGACCACGTTGGGGTTTTTCAGGGTCATATCACATTTGTGGTATGGCCCTATTTTTTTTGTTACCACTTTGTTGCTTGGAGAGTGCTTCGAAAAGTGATACAGTATGACGCGGAGGGATAAGCCGTGTCAGATGAAATTAACGCGCAACAGCAGGACGATATGTTTTGGGAGTTGCTTGCGGAAATTCGCTATTAAAAAATTTTTAGCCGCCCGGACAGGGCGGCTATTTTTTTTGCCTTGTATAATTATCACTGCATACACACTCGCGTATGTACTGATAGTCATGCAATTGTCAAAATCTGGTTTCGTCTGTAAAATCGTCTGTAAAATTGGGGTAGAATATAGGTCTACGAAGTAGACTCTCAGTCTACTTTTTACAATTTCTGAAAAACGTTTTGCTTTGAAATGTTCCGAAAAGTTCCTAAAAATATGTAAAAGTCCGGACTTTTTGAACAATCCGGACTTTCAACGTATGGAGCAGGGTACGGGAGTCGAACCTGTTTTTCGTGCCACAAACACGTTGAAAATCAAGGCTTTGCGGATTCGTCTGTAATTTTGTCTGTAAATGTGTAAAACGCACGCATGGAATCGGCGGCTTCGGACAGGTCTTTTGAGGAGAGATGGATGTATATTTTATGCATAGTCTCCCAATCATCCCATCCGCCAATCGCCATGGTTTTACGCTCTTGCCACCCGAGATGGTAGGCAAGCGACGCAAAGGATCTTCTTAATCCATGAACGCCAACCTCCGGCAGGCCGGCGTGTCTGCACACCGTATTGATATGATTATAAAGTTTATTGAACCGAATGTCAACGTAAGGTTCGTCAGGGCCTTTATCTGACGCGTCAATCAGCTCCTGCAGGCGCGGGATCATGATCGGAACGACGCGTGTTGACGCAGTGTTCTTGTTTGCTTTCTTTTCAACAAGATTGTTGTCGCGGTCTATGACCATCGATCCGCTGACATGAATACCGTCTTCACGTATCTTGGACGGTGTGATAGCAAGCAGCTCTGAACGCCTCAAAGAATGAAGCGCAAGCAGCGCGGCAAATTCGCACGGAGTCCCCCGCAGCTCCTCCACGAACCGCAGTACCTGTTCATAGTTCAGCCACGGACGTTCTGTCGGTACTACCTGTGGAAGCCTGACATCAGGCGGCGTTATGTGATTGCAGCGCATGACACGGGCAACGAGACCCCAAGCGTTTTTGAGCGTCTTCGGCCCGCACAGTTTTGCTTCTCGGTTAATGGCCGCCTGCCAATTCACAGACGACAGTTCTTTATCATGATATGGTTTGAAACGATTGCGGCCTATTTCTAAGTACCCGCGTATCGTACCGGGAGACAGCACGGCGTCATTCTCGGCAATGTACCTCTCGATTGCCTTTGCCATTGTCAGCTTTGGCGCACTCTTTTGGGCTTCCAAGAATCCTGCGCGGATCGCTCTTGCTTTCGTGATACACTTCTCTTTGGTGTCTTCCGTTACGCTCTGCCCTTCCGCCCGCAGATAGACATTCCACTTCCCGCTTGCCAGTTTTTTCGGCTCCGGGATCTTGATCACTTGTTCTTCCTTGACCTGTCTGGCGCCACACCAATTGCAAAAGATAGAATTATCGTCGATCTTGCGTTTGCAAGCTTTGCACTTCATCGCATCATCGCCTCCTTATTTATGTAAACCATGATGCGTGGCGTCCAGACGAATCGCCTCTACAAGCTCTTCTGGAGGAACGCGAAGAACCGAGGCCCATAAAAGAACGGTTTCCTTTTTCCAGGCGTCGGTTCCTCGCGCCTTTTTGTCTTTGATGGCTTGTTCGTTGCGGCAGCCAACCAGAGGAGCTAATTCCGCGTTGGTCAGGTGGTTGGCCTTTTGGTATCGGCGGAATAGCTCCATGGTGTAGTCTGGTCGGTCAACGATAAGAGGCGCTTTGTGTATCCAGGTGGTTCGCGGCATTACTTGCCGTCCGTACTGCCGAAACCACCGTTGCGCGTGGCATTTACAGCATCGTCAATCGTCAGGAAATATTGCTGGATGATGCCCTGTGCGATAGCCTGTCCGGCATTGATTTCGAGCGCTTTGTTCTCTCGCGTGTCATTTGTGAGCTTGATCCAGATATGCCCTTCGTTATCGGAGTTTACATAATCCGCGTCGATGATGCCGATTGTATTGTCGATCTGGAGCTTATACTTAAAACCAAGTCCGCTGCGAGGATAAATGGCAAGGAATTTATCATTGTCGAGTTCCACACCGATGCCGAGAGGGATTTTGATCGACTCTCCAGGTTCCAAATAAAAGGAACACGGAGAGAAAATATCATATCCGGCGGAGAATTTGGTGGCTCTGGCCGGAAGCTTAATGGCTTTATATTCCTGTGTTAGGTCGGCGTCGCCGCCGACATCCTTTACATACTGTGCGAATGTTACCTTATAAAAAACGTTCATAAGTCCTCCTTGTGTTCCCACACGTAATCTGCAAACTTGTCCCAGTTCATCATGACCTGGTTATACACGTCGATTTTGATGGCGCCATAATCCTCTCTCGGCGGCCAGTTCGTCACAACAACTTCCCACTCACACTTTGACCAGTAGTAATACAACAGGTCGTTTTTGAGCTGATATACAAATGTGGCCCGGTCGTTTTTGTTCTTTTTAGCGTTGTCGCGGCAGTCCTCTAAAAACCGCCAATGGTCAAATACGTTATGCTCGCGGATCTTACGGGCATTAAAGTCTCCTACGTAAACATTCCATTTTAACATAGTGTTTACTCCTCATCTGCCAGCCATTCTTCCAAAGAAATGCTCGTTTCGTTCAGCGGCACGCAATCTTCGCAATATGGAGAGATCCAGCCTATCGTGACAAATCTTGCCGGCCTGCCGCACTTGATGCATGTACGCTGGCTGATGTCGGCGTATTTATGGATGATACTGTCCGTTTCTACGGTGCCGCCATAATCGTACCAGTGGAGCCAGCCGAACTTCTCTTTAATCTGCGTGATGCGGTATGTATCAACGCGGCCGGCAGCTTCCAGTTCGCGCTGGAGTTCTTCGCACATCTGTTCGCCGAAAGCAATGCGCCAGCCCTCCGGCATCTCATCAAGCTCTGTGTTCTCATAGTCCCATTCCGGAACAATGTCCGGCGTTCCTGGCCAGTAGCCAGCCCCATCCGTGATGCGTTTGCCGCTCCACCTATTGGTGGGAATCAGCCATGGATATTTTGCGCAGAGTTCTTTGTTGTGCTCTGTTGTTTTACCCGTTGTCGGCACCTCCCGTCACGATTTCAGCTTCATCTCTCTCATTTTCTTGGCAAACACGCGAAGTTCCGTGTATGTCAGTCCGACATTGGTGCAACCGATTCCGCGCTCATCGGTGAGGTGGGAATCGTAGCTCTGGAGAATATGTCTCCCCGATGCTTTGTGCAAGATTGCGACGGTTTGAATATAGCCGTTGCAATCCTTGATATACTCAGCCCCGTACTTATCCTCTCTTACTTTTTCAAACCCCAGTTTTGCCAGTTTAGCATCCGTTCTGCTCATTTATTTTCCCTCCTGTGTTGTAATTTTCACGCTCCCGCCATAGCCCAGCAGAGCGTTCATCTCTTCCGTCAGCCCACACTCGGCGTAGGCTTCTTCCTCATCGGCTGTGTTGAGGAAAATCCATTCGTGCATCGCAAACGCCGCTTTGAGCAGTTTGGTGTATTGCTCTCTTGGCACAACGTCTGCGGCTGGGAATTGGTTGAGAAGTTTCGCTCCGCGCATCGTGATCGCGTCGGCATCGTATAGCAACTCCAACACAGCCTCTCTCTCGATGTACTCTTTAGCCATTGTCTACCTCCTCTCTCTTAACGCAACCAGTAACCTTACAATAGCCAAATTCGGTAGCAAACTCGCACATCGTTCCGTTCTTGCACATGTGCTTAATCGGAGCCAATGATGTTGTGCTATTGCCCAAATCTATGCCCCAGATGATTTCAGCCATTGTCAGCCCTCCATTTTGATGCCCGTGCCATTGCAGTGAGGGCATATCACGTCCTCCATCTGCCCGGCGGCATCGCATTTGCGGACGTTGCCCGTCCCCCGACAAACGGGGCAGAGATAATTTTGGATAGCCCCATTGATCGTTTGCAATGCTCTATCGACCTCTCTGATCCCCGCATCAATCTCGGCGATCTGACAGTCAAAATCTCGCTTGAGCTGACGCTTGCGTTCTGCGAGCCTCGCCTTTTTAACGCTTAGAGCGCTTATCACATCAGTCATTGTCTACCTCCTCTGCCGGGATGATGCCGTTGCCAATTGTCATGGTCAGCACCTCCTCCTCTGCCGGGGCGATTTTCACGCCATAGTTCTGGCCACGTTTGCAGAACGTAAATTTGCCAATAAGCCTGTTTTTGAAAAACCGGCAACGCCTCATTGCGTCGTCGAAGTCGGTTAAAAACATCTCATAACTTTTCCCGTCTTTGATGCTTCGGAAAAGGATTCTTGCCGCAGAGCATCCGCGAGTATATCCCGCATATTCTAAATCGTCCTCAAAGATGTAGTTCTCTGACCACTTGACAGTCCCTCTGTTGTCGTCCGGGTAATCATGGCGGACATAAACAAGCAGTTCGCCCGTCTTCGCATCAAACGGGAAAAATATTTTCTTCGGCATTGTCAGCCCTCCTCTGCCGGGATGATAGTGGGCGGTACTTCCCCCATTAAATGAGATAGCAGAAACTTTGAAACTGTTGTTTCGATATTTCGGGATGAACAGCTATCGCCATCTGAGAGTTTTACTTCCCAGACTGCGATAGGCGCATCCGCATCAATCAGCCTCCCGTGCGGTGGGATGGGGATAAGAGGGCAATCAGCCTTGCGCTCACCGTGTTCTACGTCGTCAAGAACGCACTCAAACACATAATGCCATCCAATTTCCAGACATTTTGCACAGCTTTCGGGTATCTCCATATTGATGTAAACGCCCATTATTCAGTCTCCTCTCTCGTCCTCTTCCCTATTACTCCGCCGCCTATAAATGCGGCTCAGATACTTCTTGCACCACTTAATGCGCTCCCGGCTGCTGCAATAAATACCGCGATGCCGGAGAACGTCAGCCGGGTATTCCCGGCTCGTTTCCTTTTTATATCGGCCGCGCATCATTATTCTTCTCTATTACCGGTAATCAGTACCGACAGCGGGAGTGTTTCGATCCAGTCGCACACGACGTGCCAATCGGGCAGTCTGTGGTTGCGGCGCTGTTCGTAGATGTTTTTCAGGCAGCGGTAATTGGTCGTCATGCCGGCGGTCAACTCAAAACCGGACGGCATGTTATAGAGTAGATCCAGATAGGCTTCCTTTTTCTCTGCGGACGAGGCGTCACCGTCGATGTCGTTGTAGCGCTTCTGCAGGCGCTCAACCTCTTTGATAATCTCCGGGCTGACACGGTCGTTGCAGCAGTCGCCGATCTTAAAGAAAGCAGCGCGGTGCATGGAGCTCATAGAGCTGATAAAGTTCAGGAATGTATACCGCTCAGCTTCTACCCAGGCTTTGTTGGAAAGCGTCAGGTCAAAATCTACGTGGATGCCGGTCAGGAACTGATCATGACCTCCACCCTTTGCTGTGGCGAGATTGATCGCCCGCTTAATGGCCGGATGCTCGTAATTACCCGCCATCCGTGCGGCCCAGATCTCACCCACATTCTTTTCAAAATCCATCTGCGTCGGAGCTGCCTTCAGCATCGGGTATCCGCTGCGATAGATTGCGCTGTCCAATCCGTAAACATCCACATTTGTAATAGCTGCCATCAATAAAACACTCCTCTTTTTTTCAGTAAATCGGCATAGGTCTCGACGTCTTGTTGCATGCTCTGTATCGCCTTGGCGACATGTTCACTCGCTTCGTCTTGCTGTCTTTTCGTGTACCATCTGTGATAGCGCAGCGTGTCTATCGGCGAAAGCTCTATGCCATATTCTTCGCCTGACGAACTCTGGTAGGTAATGCTGTATTCATACATCGTCCAACGATGCGGACACATGTGATATAACGACAGAACCGTCTTAAACTTCATCCTTATTGTGTGATTGCCCTCTGTGTTGACAAGGCTAATCGAAGTATATACGAGCATGACGACAATCAAGAGGATAATAAGAATGACGATGACTATAATCGGCATTTATGTGCTTTCCTCCGCAGTTTCTTCTGGCTCCAGAACGGAGCAGATCAGACGAACAATTTTGCCGTCTACACGCGTCCATTCATAGCCGTACTGTGTCTGGTATTCTGCCATATGTAATACAAAGGAATCGCGCACAGCTTCTACGACCTCCTCTGTCGCTTCACGTTTTTCCAGCCACTTATCACCTTTACTGTTAATGCGTCCGACGTAAATTTCGCCTGTCAAATCCGACGCGTGGACGCCGATTCTCTCAATGGGAAACACAAAGCCCCTCCTTTTTTTTACTAACCAAACTACTATTTCTTCGTCGTCAATATATTTCGCTTGGGTACCTCCAATGGTAGGTGCCCTCCTCATAGGAATCACATGCCGGTGTGTCCTTGTAGCACAGAAAGCCGCATGGGTAATCCGGGTGCGGCAGATCACAGCAGAGATTCCAGTCGCCAGCTCCGATAAAATGTTTGCAGGTCTCGCACGTCAGCCCGGCCCCGGCCGCCGGGCGCGGTGGCATAGGATACTTGTAGCCGTCTCCGACTTCCATCACGCATCACGCTCCTTCTCACTTGTAATTACCCTATTTCTGATATGTAGGGGTGAAAGAAGGTGGTTCTCCACCCCTACGTTGCTTATTATATCACATTGTTGCGCACTTGTCAATACCCTAATTCTGATTCCCAGTTGTGCGCTTCAAGATCGCGGAAGAATTCATAGGTTTGCGGAGTGAATTGCTGCATATCTTCCAGTGCAATGCGGTAATTCGGGCGGCCGACGTAATAGGCAAACGCCTCGGCAAAGTATTCCTTGACATTGGTCTCGGCATAATCTCTTAAGTATGCCTGCCCCAAACGGATCTCCTCTTCCCAAAGCGGATCGTTTGATACGTCTCCGAGATAGTGGTCGAGGAAGTGTCCAAACTCATGAGCCATAGCATGCGGACATTCAAGAAAGATCACTTTCGATGTGGCCGAGGTCGCTCCGATAACGGATGCGTTGTATTGATCGCCGAGCCGGCAGAGGTAATCAAAATCAAGTTTGATCTGCCAACCTTCATCTATAAACGCCTGCACGATCGCCGTCGGTAAGTGTACGAGCTCGTCGTAATATGGCGCGAGATCAACATTTTTTGACGCTTCTATTTGCAGCAATTCCGGCGCCTTGATCATAGACGCACAATCGTTTGTGGCGAGACGATAAATGACCGATACAGCTTCTGCTCGCGTGGAAATCACGCCGCTTGCCGCATACGCTTCACACAGGCCGACCTGATAAGCGGTGCGCATTACATTTTCTGTCGTTGTCATATGCTCCCCGCCATAGACTTCGTTTGGATATACAGAAATGCCGTAGGCGCGAAACGCGCTTTTGTACAGGTTCCATCTGCACCATGAAGATTCAGGACTTGTTACGGCGACATCGTCGATCCAACCGCGATCGAATGCGTGCGACAAGCTGGCGTCTCCAAAAGCCCCATTGTCATTTATTGCGCTCTCGACGCGGAAGGCGCGGCACAGCATGACGGCCCACTGACGTGTGGTCACGGGATCGTCCGGGGAGAACCGGCTATTTCCTGTGCCATTTGTAATGCCGTTGGATGTGGCCCATGCGACGGCTTCGTAGTAATCGGCGTTGCGGGAAACATCGCTGTACAGGTCATGCTCGGGCCCGAGCGCTATATAAGCTGTCTGCGTCAGAATAACGAGTATCAGCAGAATGACAAGCGGAAGCAAACGATGGCGGTGCATATCAATCACCATCTTCCAGCTCTTCGACGTAGCCGTGACGATCCATCAGAACAGAGAAAATCGTCCAAAACCCGTCGATGCGCGGATCGTCAATATCATCCACGAGACCGACCTGCATCATGGCAAGTAAAGCCAAACCTTTCGGCGTAAGCTCATAACGATCATCATCTGCATCGTCCTGCGGGGAAACCTGATCCAACAGTTCCTGCTCAGTCTGAGGTTTTAATGTAGAGTCCACAGTGACACATCCCTTCTTCCATTTCTTTGAATTCTTTGCACATGCATTTTGTCTCCTGCGTTCGGACAAGACGGCATGGGCAATAACCGCCGTTCTTTTTTAGCGCCGCTTTGATGTTGGCGACATGTTCGGCGTCTGGATTTAATATGATTTTCATGACAGCTCCTCGGCGTACTGGTTATCAGACGCCAACGTGATTCCGAGCACGTCGTCGTAACGCGCCGGACGGTCCGGTATATACCGACCGAATTTTACGATGATATTGGAAAAGCTCTGTCGTATGGAACGCAGCTCATTGGCGATCTCTTCCGGGTAGTAACCTGTATAGATCACAAACGGACACATCTCTCCCCTCTCCCGAAACACACGAATCAACTCAAAAATGTCGTTGAACTGCAGGAAGGGTTCGAGACCACCGATCACGACGGCGCGGCTTATATCATTGTGGTGATACAGCTCAAAGATGGCGTCATACGACACGTCCATAATGGGGCTCGACGCAAGGGGTGCGTTTTGGCACACCCCAAGGTCGAGATTCTGTTCACAGCAGCATTTCCAGTCACACAACGATGTTGCGATATACATGGAGGGCAGGCGGAAGTTTTGAAAATCCTCCGCGAGAATGCCGCGTATCTTCATTGCATCACGCCGTCCTTTGAAAGTACGTTCATCCAACGGCGACGATCAAACTCATGTTTGCGGATTTTCTGATAACTGCTGACGGGGGTATAGAAGCCGACCACGCGAGCATATGTATCCGCTACCGGTTCGCCGCAGCGAGGACAGGTCTGCGTTCCGATAAAGGCGTGCTTGTGTTTGCACGCCGAAATCTTGGTGGTGAAAGCGAAATAGATCACGCCATGAGATGCAACATAGTTCAGCATATCCCACGCGGTCTCCTCGTTCGGGAAACGATTTTCGATATTGATATGGGCGATACATCCACCGCCGCACTTCTGATCGAACAGAGAACCGAGACGGCACTTCTCCTGGATCGTGCATTTCTCCATCAAGGGGATCCACTGGTTGGAATAGATGAAGTATTTGTTCTGCTCGTAGATCAGGTTGTCGGCCTGACAAATCACACCGGCGCAGTTTTCGGCGGGGATCATTTCGACGTTGAACGAAAAATCACACTCAAAAGAATCCTTGACCTCATTGATCGTGTCCAGGATTTCGGTTGCAAACGCGACAGCTTCATCGGAATAACTCTTGTTGCCGAATTCATCCGTATCGATCAGGCCGAACAGATCCATGACCTCATACATGCCGATACCGCCAATGGTGCAGAACTGCTTATCAAGCTCGACGGCCCCGTCCTGATAATTCGGAAGCAGGCCCTTCTCAATATTACGTTGGAGAATGTGGCGCATGGAAGTCAGCGCCTTACAGTCGAGCAGCACGCGGTCTCGCAGGATCTTGAGATACTTTTTCTTGTTCATGTCGCTCTCATAAGCGATTCTCACCAGGTTAATGGTGCTGACGCGGCAGGAGCCTACAGACAGCGCCGTGCCGCCAATAGAATTGATGAACGCATCGAGCTTTTTGGTGTCGCTGAGAAGCCGGCAACAGTTACTCAGGACACCAACGTTATCGCTGACAAAGAAGTTGCTGTCGGACCACTGCATGTTATGGGCGGAGCACCAGCGGGCGAAGGGCTCGTCTACGAACTTGTTATCCTGATATAACAACGAATAAGTTAATACTGGATAAGTGAACATGTTCGTGCTTCTGATCTCGCTGACGACGTCCATGAACACCTTCTGACATTCGATCAAGTCTTCGATGTGGTCAATGGCAAAGGTCCCGTCCGGGAACTCAACGCCGCCAAACAGGGATTCCAGATACGGGCGGTCAAAGATGGAAACGTTGGTAAAGGCGCTCTGATCTATCCGAAGGAACGGTTGATTCAACCGGTAAATAAATTTCTGAAACTGCTGGCGGAGATAATAATCCGGATTTTTCATGTAATAGCCGTCTTCGCAGTCCTTCTTCCAGAAGTACCATGCCCAGATCAGAACATTGGGCATGCCTACTGCCGTAGGCGTCCCGTGTTTCCACGGGGACTGACTATATTTTGCCGCTGTCTCAAACAGCGGTGTCGCTCTTTCCACCGGCGTATCAATAGCCGGTGTACTCCCCTTACCGGGGATAGTCGATACAGGGTCGCCTCCCCTGATTGTGTTTGCGCAAAGGATACGTCAGCTCTGCACGTCGGTATCTTTTTGCAGATCCATTATTAATGATATATACGGTTTGTAAATCAATTCCATAACATTTAGCAATTTGTCTACAAGACATGGTTGTGTTTTTTAATAAGTCGGAAATCTCGGTCACCTGTGCATATGTGCAGGTCGGTTTGCCGCTGTTTTTATAAGCGCGTATTGGATATTGCACACCTGGAAGCGGGTGACATTCTCCAGAATTGATTTGCTTGATGGTAGAAACAGACACGCCGTATTGCTTACCGAGGTCTTCGTATTGTCGATATGTATATCGCAGCAACTCGACAATGTCAGCCACTTGGTCGTCTGACAGCTTTCCGCACAAATTAGGTGTTACACGAATTGGATATGTTTCACCAAGCTCCTCATAATGAAGCCCCTGATTGATACGCATGACAGTTCTCTTTGACGTGTTATGCAGTTTTGCAATATCCGCTAAACTAAGTTTTGTAGTACGAAGCTCGGTTTTGATTTTTTTCACTTCATCAAGACTGTCAAACGACGATAGCGGATGATCAATAGAACGATGTACAGGCGGTTCTTCGCCTCCTGGGAGCATATTGTATCCACCAGGAATTAACGAATGAAGCTGTTCGATCCAAAATCGCTCACGATCGTTGTAATTTTCCACCTGGCTTTCAAGAACCTCGTACCAGAAATTTTCTGCGCCATATTTTTGTATCGCCTTATCGATCAACGAATTGTCTTTTGCAGCACTTGGCTTGCAATGTTTTATAAAGCGATCGGCGGCATTAATGGATTGCCCGACATAAACCTTATCATTGATTCGGTTTTTGATTACGTATATATCTTTCTTAGGACATTGGGAGGCGATTCCCACGGTATTAGCTTGCATATACTGTTTAGCTTTCACCGTTAGCCAATAAGAAAATTGACCCCACTGATGATGTGGAAAAGCGACAAACGGGCACAGCGTTTTCTACCCGACTGGCGATTTGAGAGGAAGCTGACAAACTCGATCACATCATCAAAATACGTGGTCAAATGTTTCGGCCCCTCGTTGTTATAATTGCCAAGGAAGAACAGGCCCTCTTTGGCGAGGCGCGTAAAGTCGTTCGCCCAGCAATAAGGGAAATAACTGGCGGTCGTGCTGTCGTTCAGATAAAAACCCTTGCTGAATTCCTGCTCTAACCACTGCTTGGCTGTCCGCAGCCCCCAGCGCTTCTTGATCTCCGTAAAAATCTTGTTCAGTCCAAACAGCTTGTCTTCGCTCTTGGCCTTCTCCGTCATAAAGCTGCGGATGTCCTTATGGTTGGCATTGGCGTTGGGGTCGATGCTGGCGTCAGCCAGCGTCTTTTTGTCCACGAAGTTGTCGATGAATTCCGAAAAATCCAATTGACTCGGATGTACCCCGTTCAAAATTTCAAAATCTTCACCGTACTTGTTGCGGAGATCGTTTAAGCAACGCTCAAAGTCCTTTGAAAGTTTCAGCTCAATCTGCATCTTTTACTGTTCTCCAATCCATTTGTTCGCGGCCGCAAAACCAAGCAGCTCACCGTCTACGCTGAGTACAGGCACACTGTCGATCCCAAGCGCCAGCATCGCTTCAACATTCTCGTTCACACGATACGACAACCCTTTAGTGTCCAATTTCTTTTTTAGTACCGAGCACTGCGGGCAGCCGGTACTGTATAACACAAGTTCCATATCATCACCACCATATTAATCAGTCGCCAAGACTCAGCATATAGTTTCCGTCGTTGCTGAGCACGGTATCCGGCAGCTTGCCGTCCCATTCTTTGATCCAGTAGTAGTCGATCAGATTATCCGTGAGAGCCGCCGCAATGCGTTCGTTCATGTTGGCTTCCCGCTCGCCGGCGTACAGAGCCGCATCGGCCTGGATTTTCACAACCTCCAGATCCGCGTTCGCAGCAATAATGGCCTGCTCCGCCTCCGCTTTGGACATAATAATGGCGCGGTCGGCTGCGGCCTGCTCTTCCATAGTCTTCTGCGCCTGCCGGGTCTCTTCCGCCAGCTTATTTTGAGCAGCCACCTGCTTGGCCTCAACCGCATTGGTAAAAGCGTCCGTGAAGTCAATGTCCTCGATGGCGATCGAAACAATGGTGATGCCGTATGAAGCCATATCGTTCGCGGTCGTCTCCAGGATTAAGTCGGACAGGCTGTCCCGTTTAGAGATCAGATTCTCCGCGGAATACTGGGAGAAGACCGCCTTGGTGTTTTCCTGGATGCGGGGATACATGACATTTTCGTAGTAATTGGTGCCGATGGTGCGGTAGAGCTCCTGGGCCGTGGACTGGTCGATACAATAGTTCACTGACAGGTCAAGATCCACCTGCTGAATATCACTGGAGAAAGCCGAGGTCTCGATGACGACTTTCTGGGTTCGGTTGTCCATCTTCACGACCTTCTGCCAGGGCGCGACAAAGTTGATGCCGGACTGAACCGTGCGATCCTCCACGCGGCCGAAAGTGGTGAGAATACCGGTATACCCTGTTGGCACCACCGCCACACAACTTACGATGACGAGCACAACGGCAAGAACAACTCCGCCTATACGACAGGCCCAAGCTGCTTCCGGACTATACGCGACAGCACCTGCAACAAGGCCGCCGATCAAAAGAATGAACGCCAAAATCAGTAAAACCATATACAATCTCCTTTTCTCAATCCAAAAGATCGGCCATAGCCGCTGTTTCGCTTCGTTCCGTTTTGATCAGCGTCACGAGGCCAAAGCGAGGATGGCCCTTTAAGCGGTCTGCGGCGGCCGCAAGACCACTGTTCTTTACAAAAACTTCTGCGTCCACCTGACGGTAGTCGCCGTTGATCCAGAGCTGAGACCCCTCACCTACTCGTCCGAGCAGAAGCTGAATATGTTCTTTTGTCATATTCTCCGCTTCGGGAACGTAGATGATGGCGTCCTTGATATCGCGGCCCCGGATAAATCCAAGATGAACGATCTCCAACTGCCCCTGGCTCATCATAAATTCAATGCCGCTGACGCCGCCCATATGGTCGGCTAAAGGCATCGCGTAAGGGAGGAGTTTATCTTTGTCTGTGCCGGGCAGAAAACCGATCGGCTTGGAGTCCTTGACCTCGATGTTGTTGCGCACATAGACGGTCTTGTCAAACTTGTTTTTGTCAAGCATGTCCAGAGCTACTGTAGACATTAACAAATCTTTCACTGCTACCTCGCCTTTCGGCGAGGGTTAGACTATATCTTCGACCCTATTATCCTCGCATTGCCGCTATTGCCAAACGGTATTTACGAGCAATTGCAATATCTGCGTTATCATAAAGCGCCGACGCCAATTTTTGTGCCCACGCACCATTAAACGTTATACGGTATACATTATCGCTCACCTGGATTTTGAGCGGTGCATCTCTCCCGATCATGCTGCAGCACACATTTCCGACATCGCGTACCAGTGATTGAAAGTGACCGCAATAATTGATGTGCCATGACCCTTGGCTAAAATAAATACTGCCATCACCGTCAATTAATCCACGAACATAATCTTTCATATATTGTTCGGGGATATTTTGTGGCAGTACGCGAACGCGATGGGTTTTATCTTGCACGATATGATAAGCAGCAAGAGTAGACGCCATGTGCGCCGATCGAAATTTCAGAGTATATGTACCATGTTTTCTGCCTGCTCGCTTTGCATAGCACAGCTTGGTGCTCAACCCGATCGCGTCACGCAGTCTGTGCAAGATCTCGACGTCACTCTCTATAAGCTCAATGCTGATTTCTGGCTGCCTAATGCGCTCAGCATCATAAATCACGCTTCCGTCGGTTAATAATAATCCCAAGAAGTACGCCTTTTCAGCAGAATCAACTACATCGAAATACTGATCGTTCATATGGCGATTTGCGCCCTTGCGATAGTTGATAGAAACGTTATGAGCTTTTAGGATGCCACTGATAGTTTGTACTTTGGCGCTATACTTTGCCGCGATCACTTTTTGTGTACAGCGCTGGACGGTATACATATGAACAATGTCGTCAACCTGCTCTTGTGTCCATGTCCTCTTTGTCACTCTTTCACCTCCCGTTGTTTAATGGCAATATATCGGGTCGTCTTGTTTTTCGGGCTTGCGCCCTACTCCTTATGGATAGTCGTTGAACCTTCCCCTATTCGGGGCTTGGCTGCTGATTGCCCAATCCGCACTGTTTTCACACCATCGCGCCCAGGCGTTTCATCCTCACGCTGTGGTCTGTGCGGCTCTCAGGGTGTTCCAGCAATTTACAAGATTGTCAACCGAGCGTTGCCGCGCGGCGGGGCAAGATTTTACCCGAGCCAAAAGGCCCCTGTAGCATTTTGACGGTCATATCCGTGTTGTAAAGCATATCGATCGCGCATACCTGCTGCGGGTTGCGGGGGCGGATCGTACCAAGATATCTGGTTTTGATCTGCTTGGTCGGAACGCGGACATGCGTTTCGCCGTTCCAGCGGTATGTATCGATCGTGTTGCCATCAATATCTGTGAGGAGCAGATATTCGTTTCGGAACAGATCGAAGCGATTAAACGTAAGATCGCTGTAGAAGGCGGCGAGCTCTTCGTCGCTTAAATACCGATCGACAAATCCCAGATATTTATCACTCAATGCCAAGTTCCTCCGTCAAAATAGTTTTCACGTCGTCATATGTATAAGCTCTGTGTATGTTGTGACGCTCCGTATCAAACGTGTGGTTGTACGGCTTATCCATCAGGATCTTCAAACCGCGAAACCCGATCAGGTTCTGCGGCCGGTCGTCGATCAGGGCATCGCCGCGAATCATGGTTTTATTGGTGGTCATCACAATGTTCTGCGGGTGAACATCGGGATAATACTCACCAAGAAAACGCAGCATATACTCGGTGCTGTTGACCGGGTTGCCGTCCCACATGTACTCATACAGCGTGGTTTCAGGCAGAGCCAGCAGGCCGGCCGTCACAATATATATGGTGTGCTTTTGCGCCAGATCGTGCAGAAGGTTTTGCGCTCCTTGTTCCGGATGGGCGTCCAGATAAAGCGTTCCATCCAGATATGGCGTATAGATCTGATAATCGGATAAGTCTGGAAACGATTCTCCGATTTCAAATTCGGAGACGCTTTCCCATTGAACCTGCTTGCCGTACTCACGATTCAGCTCCTGGATAAAACACTTGCTCAGATCGTTCAGTACGTCGTCAAAATCAAAAAGGATTGTCATTTAACGCCCCGCTTCCAGACAGGCTTGAATTGTCTTGATGATATTGTCCATATCATCGTCATTTTTGTTTTCAAACGCGTAACCATCTGCGCCGTAAAGTCTGGCGATCACCTTGGTGCGGACGCCGTCAAACGCCTTGCGGTCATGTTCGATACGTCCATCAATAGCTTCGTCGCTGTCGCCGCGCTCTTTCATACGGGCCCGGCACACGTCCTCCGGCACGTCCAGATAAACGATGATCGGTACGCGCCTGCCATGATACTGACTAAGGAACCACTCGATGCCGGCAGGGTCGATTACGTACACGTCACTGGCATCCACTTGTTCTGCTGTGGCCCAATAGTCATAACCGTTGAAATTGGTGTAGGCCACCGGATGTTCAACTTTGAATTCGCTGACGAAAATATGTCCGGTCTCACCGGGAAAACGCGGCGGTCTTGTGGTGTAAGACTGTAATTCATGTAAGCCGATAGCGCCAAGGCGTTTCGCCAAGGTCGTCTTGCCGCTTCCACTTGGCCCAACGATCAGAAAAATGTAATTATCTCGCATAGCATCCCCTCACTGATAATATTCTGGATGGCTGGAGTAGCAGAAATATGTGGCTCCAAGCTGGTCATCTATCAGTTTCAGCGCCGTACCACTTCCCTGCGGGAAATTCGCCTGAAAGACAATAGACGGATCGTTCAGGACTCGTTCACCGCTCAGAAGCCGCTCTGCCAACTCGTATTCATGGTCAGTCAGTTTGACAGTGGCAAAGTTGCGGGCCAATGCGTACTGTCCTTTCTGATACACAACATCATGAATGGTATCCGGAAACTCCGGAGAGGCCACGCGATTCAGCACAACCTCCCCGGCAGCCATCTTCCAATCATCCGGCAGCCAGTAGCTGCCCGCTTCGTTATGGATGACTCTCGCCAGAAGCTCAACATCTTCATCTGTATAATCAGACGCTTCCTCGTAGGCATCCATAGCGGACAGGATATCGACCGGGTCTGTAAAGCACAGAAAATAATTTGTCGTCCGGTAATCCAGATCCATGTTCTGGATCTTCTGATTTCGGAGTGTCTCATAGACAGCGCCCTGCCGCATAGACATTTCGTCGCCCTGTTCGGCGGCCTCGCGCATCATACGCCAGTAATCAACATCGGCGCAGGATGTTATAACGAACGCGCCGCAGATCAGCAGAGCGCAACAGAAAAAACATAACAGTCGCTTCATAAGCTATTCTCCTTTATTCTCCAAAGTCGCGCACCGTAAAACAGTTGGAACACAGCTCGGTGCCGTCCTGTAATTTTATGTAGGTGTCGGTGATCATCTCTCCGCATTCGTCGCAGAGATGCGTCTGCGTGAACGGGCCTCCGCAATACGGGCAGCACAAGTGCTGTTCAAACAGATGATCTACAAGGCTGTAATGCTCGGTAAAGGTGTCTGGTTCATCAAATTCAAGCTTGCAATCCAGACAGGTATAACTTGAAACTCTCATTTCATCCTCTCTCCACCGTGTATTCGTTCAGATGCCAGTAGCCCTTATGGTCTTTGCTGACACCGCGAATCGACGTATGTAAAATGTCGAACTGCGCGAACGGGTGCTTACGGAACTGCCGCGCTTCCACTGTCATGTTGCTCTGCTTGCCTGTGCCGAGAGACTGCGTATTGACGCTGTAAGCCCACGGGTTGCGCGTTCTTGCGCTGATGAGCGGACGGACTTCCAGAGCGATCAACTTTGTTCTGTCCTCCGGCAACCCGGTTACTTCGGACACATAGCCGAGCATATCTTTCTGATTAGCGATTTTCGTTTTAAGGTCGAGGTCCGGCAGATCCATTGCCAGCACCGTTTCCTCCACATGTTTCAGCAGTCCTGGCATGTCGGTAATCTTATAAGTTTTCAGCGTCTCGCCCTTGGCATTGACATCGGTAGCATACGGCGCGATGAACTCTGCCATAGCCGGCGTGATGCGGTCTTTGTTAAAACTCTTGGCCTCCCCCTCTTTGAGAAAACGGTAAAGGTCAAGCATACGCGTCAGAGTCGGAATGTTGCCGTACTGCCGGAAGTAATCGACCTTGATGAGGTTGTCCAGTTGGTTGGAGCGCAGCGTTGTGTGTTCCTTCATCAGCCCGAGCAGCTCGATAAAGGAATCGGTCGGATTTGTTTTGGACAGCTCATAGAGGTCGCGTGAGACCTGCTTATTCAGATCGCGGATAGAACCGACGCCTTTGTAGATTACGTTTTTGTCGCGGTCGAAGAAGTAGATGTCTGTGGATTCACCGTACTGCGGCGGCAGGATCTTGATCTTATACAGTTCTGCAAGCTCTGAGCCGTTTTTAATGTCATCGTCATTGGCGGCGTGGTTTAAGTAAGAAGTGATAAATTCCAATGGATAGTAGCAGCGAAGATATGCGCAGATGTAGGAAAGCAGAGAGTAACCGATTGCATGATTCAGGCCAAACATGTAAGACGAAGCGTCCTCTATGATCTGCAGAAACTCTTTTGCCTCCTCCTCCGCATCTTCGCGATTGTGCGGGGATTTGGAGCAATAACCATCAAGGATCTTCGGCAGAGCCGCCTCCAGGATCTCCGGTTTCTTGCGGGCGATGCCGCGCCGTACCGTATCAGCCTCACTACCTGTCAGGCCGCACACGACCTGCAGGAACTTAATGATATCTTCCTGATAGACCAGATAACCGTTGTTATCGGACAGCAGGTCATCGATCAGCTTGGAGGGGTTGCGATGTGGCTTACGCGAGATCAGGGCATCGCGGTAAGAAGCACCGGACGGGCGGATACAAGCGGTGACGATCGTCACATCGAAAATCGATTTTGGCTGGAACTGACTGAGCAGTCGCATAGCGTAATCGCCCTCGAACTGGAAGATGCCGACAGGAGAGCGAACCATGTCTTCGTACACCTTTTGGTCGTTCCAATTGATCTCGTTCATCTTCGGATACGGTTTCCCGGCATAGGCGAATGCGTCGCGAATGATGCCGATATTGCTCAGCACCAGAAAGTCATACTTGACAAGACCGCAGTCATGAATCTCGTCCATATCGATCATCAGGCACTGGTCGCCGTCTTTTTCAAACGTACCGTAATGATCCGGCAGCGTGACAGGGCTGATGACCATACCGGCCGGGTGAACAGACTGGCTGATCTTCACACCCCACAGTCCGTCGAAATACTGAAACACGTCAGGCTTCTTCCGCTTAAGCTCTTGGAGCCACTCGATTTCGTCGATGGTTCCTTTCTTGACGGCGTTATCCATGGCGCTGTCCGCGTCGTCCGGGAGCATATCTTTCAGCTTATCGGCAGCAGCGTAACAGTACGGATTCTCCTGTGTGCGGTCGTCGAAGCGTAGACCGTGAGTCTCGTTCCACTCATACATCTTTGCGCGGCAGACCTCGTCTACGACGCCCCTTGCCTTGATTGTCCCGTAGGACGGGACGCGGGCGGTTTTGCTCTGGCCGAACCGGCCAATGATATATTCAAAAATTTTGGGTCTGTCTGTGTCGATCACATCGACATCGATATCACCCACTTCGACACGATCTTCATTGCAGAAGCGCGAGAATACCGTGTGCCACTGCTCCGGATTCAGGTCAGTGATGTTGTCCACATACGCCACGCGGGAACCGCCGACAGAGCCGCGAGACGGGCCGACCGGAATGCCATTTTCCTTACACCATGTGATCAGCTCGCTCATGCTGAGCATGAAACCAGACATCTGTACCTTTTCAAAAACACGGAGCTCTTCGTTGATGGCGTCCCGAAAACCCTGCTCCTGTTCCGTCGGGATCACACCGTCGGCGAGTTTCTTATCAAGGTTTTTCCATGTGACTTCGACCAGCTTTTTCTTGTCTTCTTCCTGCGAACCGTAGAGGATCGGGTATTTCAGAGAGGTGTCCAGCGTCCAGTTCTCGCACATATCTGCCGCCACATTGGTGTTGTTGATCGCGTCCATATACACGGACTCCGGCAGGATGTCCTGCTCCCGGAACATCTCGACCAATTCCTCATAGGATTTGTAGGTCAGATCAAAGGTGTCGTCGTCATAGCTCTTCCGCTTTGCTCCGGTCAGAATGGCGCGGCAGTCACGATGATAAGCATTCAGGCTGTGCGTATCTGTGCCGACGATCAGCGGCTTGTGATACTGCGCGGCCAAGGACGCCAGATGAACGTTAAAAGCTTTTTGATCCGGGTCATTATGCGGCTGGATCTCCAGAAAATCATAGCGGTCTATCAGCTTTTTGTAGTAAGGATGGTCGATGGGCAGCTTGTTAAGAGGAGACGCCAGACAGGCGCTCGTCGTAAGGATGTTCGGCGAGAGACGCAGGAACTCATCGAAGGTCATGCGGTTGGTAAAATAGAAATGATCCGGCTGGGCGGAACGCGATACGGCATTGTTAAGCTCAAGAACACCATCCCAATTCTTTGCCAGCAGGATCGTGTGGTAGTTGTCGCGCACCTTTTTCATCTCACCGGTTTCCGGATCTCGCTGTTCCAGAGCCTCCGTCAGATAGATCTCTACGCCGTGGATAAACTTAATTCCGGCGGCGTCGCAGGCCATTTTCTTACGCACCCATCCACGCGGAAGCCCGTGCTCGGTAGAGGCGATGGCGGTCTGACCAAGCTCTTTCGCTCTGGCTATGTAATCAGAAAAGCGTGTTGTGCTGTCGAGTAAGCTGTAATCGGAGTGAAGATGCGTAACTGTGTAATTAATCGCCGAACACCTCCTCTGCGTCATAGTTGCGACCGCTGCTCAGGCAGCCGTCATAAAGATTGGTATCCCATAAATACTGATGATCGTATTCCTCATCGTCGGAAAAGAAGCGGCGTGACGCCGGGTCGTAGTACAGGCCGAGCTCAATATTGGAGCGACCGAACATGCGGTCTTTCAGAATCGTTACAAGCACATCGCAGCCCAGCAGAGCCCGGCGGCGTGGAGAAAAGCGTGCCGCATTGTCACGGTCGGCGTCGGTCACGCGGCGCATGGAGATTGTACGGTGGGCCAGATTGGCTATGTTCGATGTGCCGGCGATATCGTCGAGGCCGATTTCCGCGCCGCCGTCTTTTGTGGAGAGCTTTCGCGGGTGCGCCACAAGAATTACGGCGCAATCGTATCGGCGGGCAAAGAGGATAAGCTTTTTAATAGTGTCGGTCTGCGCTTTCAGCTCGCTATCGCTATTCTCGGTGTCGATACACATGAAGTTGTCGAGGATCAGCAGCTTCGTTGCGTACTTGCGTACCGAATTCGTCATGGAATCCAGCAGACTGTCGAGAGTGTTATCGCCGTCGTCGCGGTAGATATACCAACGGCCTTTATATTTCTCGTTGATGGCCGCGATCGTTTTGTTTGTGATGCGTTTATAGGCGTCGCCGCGTGTGGATACGGAATCTTCCACGTTGCGCGGCCCTGCAAATATGTAATTGAACCAGCTTTTTTCTACGGAGTTGGGCAGTTCGCCGCTGTAGAGCCAGGTATTGATACCCTGGTCAAGAGCGTTGCACACAAGCTGGGAGATCAAACTGCTCTTACCGGAACCGGGTCGGCCGGAGATAACGGTCAGGGTTCCGAAAAACAGACGAAGGAGGTTGTCGTCCAGAGGCTTGAGACCGAATTGCACCCCATCCACATCTTCATAATCGGTCGCCTGTATCTCGGACAGATCCACGACAGAGGCCACGGGGCTGTCTTCCGCCGAGAGGATGGCGTCGATCACGGCTTCTTTGCCGCTGTGATACAGGAGCTCATTCAGGTCTTTTAGGGGTTGTTCTTCGCCGCGTTTGTTGATAACCGTGGTCGGCAGATGGATCGTTTTGGTGCGCCATGCGCCGAGCATCGGCACGACCGTTTTCTGGTACTTAGTTCCCGACTCGTCGTTATCCGGACAGATGATAATACTCTGGAACTGTTCGAGCCAGTCGTAACACTCCTGCACCCAATGGAGGTTCTGATCTCCGAGCGGGATCGACACAGCGTTTTTCCATCCGGCTTCCACGGCTGCCGCGCAGTCCAGCTCTCCGGAGCAGATCAGAAGCGGCTGATCCGGGTTGATGCGGTTCATATTGAAGAGGATCGGCGCCGTGTCCGCGTTTTCCTGACACCAGTTTTTTGACTGTCCCTTTTCGATTCTGTGGGACGGACGATACTTCACCATGGTCAGCGTGTCGTTGGCGTCGTAGTAGTTGAACACGCAATTCCCCTCTTCGTCCTGTCGAATGTCAAGGTAATCCGCTGTTTCCGGGCTGATCTTACGGAGTGACAGGTAGTGATACACCTGTGTTTTGTCCGTACAGATCACTTCTTTCGGATAGCGGTAAGCGCGTTTCGTTCTGACTTTGCGCTCGCCGAAGGTATATGGGATCTTCGCCGTCTGAAAGAGCTTGTCGCAAGCTTCCAGATAGGTCAGGCCCTTATGCATATAGATGTCGATGATGTCATAACTGCGGCCGCACGACCCAAAGCAATGGAAACTGAGCGATTTCGGGTTCCAGATGAAAGACACATGGTCTTCATTATGAAACGGGCAGCAGCACTTCAAATTTCTCTCGTCAAAATCTTCGATTTCCAACTCGTCGCGGATCATCAAAGCCATCTCGTCGCCGAGTTTTTCTTTCGCTTCCTGTATTTTTTTAGGATCAACTAAAATGGTACCGCCCTCCTTTTACTTTCAGGTCGCGTTAAAGCAATTGAAAGGCCCGACGCACAACGTCGGCCTTACATTTCTGCAGAACATCCTCCCACGAGTCGCCGTGCCATACCACTTCTCGCGGTTCCGGCCCGACGTGATACGCCAGCGTAAGATGGTATACATCATTTTCCGTGTCACAAGACGGAATCAGTTGACACGGTTCCTCATCAGCAGTCTCGCCATCTTCTTCCATATCACGGCGCAGCAGCGATACCAACAGGCGGCGCACTTCATTGAATTCATATTTCAATCTTTCTGGCATTGGGTCACCTCCTTAAACTTTGTTGTGTGTATAAAATTGCGGGCAGGGATTTGCACCCTGCATACTGACGTTATTGCACCTTGCGCCCCCGGGAGTCGAACCCGGAGACTTGGGGACTCGAACCCCTTCCTCACGTCAGCCTGAGACCGTCAACTATGCGTCTACTCTTGGCTTATCCGGATTAACTGTCCGGCGCTGTGCGCATCAGCCGCCTTTACCATATTTGCCTTTTCACTCAATGCCATTCCTGCGCCCTGATCCATGGGCCGGTTTTCTGTTAAGTACCTCAACGCAAATATGTCTATTCCGCCACCGCAATTTATTTCTGTTATCTCTGTTCGTTTCGGACCAGCCGGAACATAGGCTCGATCTCGTCCATCAGCGGCCAACGCTCGGTTGACACACTGCTTTTGGCGAACTCTCTGAAAACGGCGTCCACGTACATCGTGAACTGACCGTCGTCGCCCATATAGAATTCATTCCATTCCTCTTCACTCATCAGGCGCTTCGGGTCGAGCTGACGAATCGCCAGATTGTCAAAACTCACGACCTCAAAATGTTTTACGAGCTCCGGAAGTTCCGCGTACAGATGGGCCATATTCAGGTCAGTATCCGGTTTATGCGCCGCAACGCCGCGACGAAAATCCTTGTAGCCGAGGATCAAAAGCTTAAGTCCCTTGTCATACATCATCCTGAGTTCATCGACTGTAATCACGCCGTTGATCACGTGCAGTACCACGTTTGGGATCTGGCGCAGTTTATCCAGCAGATCGTTGGTCATGTACGTGACAGACACGCCCAGACCGTGGATATAGCCGTCGTCCGACAGCTGCTTAATGCGGTCAAAGTCCCGAATGAAATGCGCGGCGTTGACCGTCATATTGGCGATCAGCCGTTTTGATTTCAGAAGCCGCAGGAACTGCGTCAGGTCTGGATGGCTCAGCGGGTTGCCGCCGCCGATGGCAATCTCTGTGTACGGCAGCAGCGTATCCAGAAACGGAAGATTCAGGATATCGCCGTGGGCGCCGCCGGGCGTGGAATCTTCGTGACACATGGGGCAACCCATATCACAGCGGTTTGTGATTTTGAGATCCATGGATTCGGGCTTCGTCGGCTCAAAAGCGGTACCGCACGTTTGCCTTACCTTGGTGCCGTCATCCCAGATGGTTACGGAATAGTTGCCATTTTGATAAGAGCCGAGAACTTTCATCCAAATTCCTCCTTAGTCGTGGCCGTACCAGCCGAATGCTACCACCGTCTCGCCGGACGGCGTCGTAAACGAGTCGTCATACCATTCCAGGTACTCGTAATAATACGTGTCATACGTATAGATTTCGTGTTCGCGCATAATTGCCAGAAGCTCGTCCTCCGATAACTTTTCAGGTTCCGAAACAGGATCCCACTTATCGCTTCTCAAAAGCTCAAAAGCTTCGTCTTTTTGCATAAATTGTTTGCTGGGATAGCCCTCATTATAGTAAATATGACCATTTTTCCACTCATCAAAGTCCGATTTCATACACATCGTGATGGAGTGGGTCGAACTGCTGTTCGTTTCAAAGACACCGCGCCGGATCTGAATCATATCAATTCCCCTTTACAAAATACTGATAGTGCTCTTCGTCGTGATAAGGATTTGGCATCTCGGAATATTTGCCGCTATCGTCATATTTCCAAATGGTTTCGTCGCCGATATTACAGCCATCCGGCACACAGTCCTGATTGTCGTTGCCGGTATAGATACAACTATCACCAAAGAGATAGCGGGCCAGCAGATCCTTATCGGCCAGAACCGCGTCGATAAACTCACTGAGTTCATAGCTGTGGTCGACATAGCAGTCGTAGCAGTCGTACTCGGCGTTATATGCCGGATAAACGAATTCGTATTCGACGCCGAGCTCTTCCAGCAGTTTTTCAAGACGCTCGATGCGCATGCTCCGCAGAGACCGCGGTCCGTCCAGGATGCCGGTGAAGAGATATCTGGCTGTGTCGTCTACGCAATTGTTTTCCCAGCCATATTCGTCTGTACGGAAGGTCACCTTGCTCGGCAGAAAACGCACAGGCGCTTTGCTGATGACGATGCTGTGGGTGCTGGAGCTGTTCGTCTCGAACACTCCCTTACGAATCTTTTGAATCATGTGCCTTCCTCCTCCACTACAATCAGGTCGCCGTCCCACCATAACCATTTCGGCTTTGTCGTATCCTCTTCCAGCTCCAGAAAGCTATGGCGCTTCGTGGGCCAGACACGACGTGCGGTGAATACGGTGTCGCGATTCCTGACAACAAAATCCTGGTATGCCGGAAGCTTCGAGCGATAGTCTTTACGGGCGGTGATTTGATCTACGTTCAGTTTTACCTTTGCGCCGTCCGGAATCTTCATTTCGTTTTGCAAAGCCTCTGCTACCGCAGAAGCCCCATCGAAACCAACCGCTTTGTCGAATTTGCGTCGCTGTGCCCGATTCATTCCTGCTTCCCCTCCTCATTCATTTCAGCCAGTTTGCTCCAGCCAGTCTGGTTAGGGCCGCGAATAATGCGCTGTACATCTTTACATACAAACGGCATTTTCGGAGGCTCTTTATATTCCCACCATTCAGAACCGTCATATTCATGCCGTTCCATCCACCAGTTGTCGCCAACGACAAGGAGATCGGTGGCGACTTCCTGCCATCCATATCCGCTGTCGTACATACGATCAGCCAGTCTCCAAAAAGTAGCCGGGCCAATGGCGAAATCACGGCAGCCGATCCAGACAATGTCCTCTTTTGTTTTGCCGTGTTCTGCCATGATCTCCAACGTTTCATCTTTCAGATTCATTCCGCGTCCTCCATCCAGCAGTGAGCCATGGACGCGAAACGCTTGACCATGATAATGACGCGCTCTGTAGGCTCGGCCTCAAGCCAGCGCATACCGCAGGACTGGAACTCAAAGCATGGCTCATGAGCGTTCCATTTCAGCGTGGCGACTGTGTAGCAATAATCACCGTTCCACTTCACGATGTCGTACAGTTCCGGGTATTCATCGACGCGGCCGTCCACATATGTAACATCGCGGATCTGAAATCCGTCTACGATTGGCGTATAACGCCTGAATTCTGTTTGAATCATTCTCGCCCTTCTTTATCCCATTTATTAATCAGGTCGATCATCAACGCGGCTCCGTTCAAAGCCCACATGACTGCCAGGCAGCAAATACCGGCGCACACGAGCCACGACACATGATATTGTGTGGTCAGAATCACGTTTTCCATAATCAGACATAGAACACATAAGACCTCAGAGAGAATAGAAAGCCATCTTCTCTTCATTAAAATCACCCCTTTTTCTTTTGATCGCAGGAGCTCCGGCAGGAGCACAATTCCTTACAGAAGAACTCATCGTAATGACTGGCGTAATCCCATGTTTCGTTAATGGCTTTTACCGTATCACGCGCCCACTGTTCAGCGGCGTGGAAGTCCTTAATGTTGAACGGAATGACCGATTTCTTGTTGCCTTCACGGAAATGGAAGAACTCAAGCCTGTCCGGGTAGCGGCCAAATTTCTCTTTGATGTAGGCCGAATATAAGTACGGCTGTTTGCCATGTTCGGCGATATCCTTTTTCGTCCACCGCTTCCCGCTCTTCCAGTCACGGCACACCAGCTTGCCGTTTTTGTCCCGGTAGATCAGGTCGATGAAACCCTGCAGGGCGAAATCGCCCATGTCGATTTCAAAATGATCCTCGACCCCGAGGATTTCGAGATCATCGAAACCCTCGAAGTTATGGAAGAAATCAATGCCCTGTTGCAAATAGCTGTCGTGCAGATTGACATATTTGTTCGGAGGAAATTCCTCCGGGATGCTGGCCTCGTAGCTCCATTCAAAAAGCTCGGCCAGATCTTCCCGTTTCAAATCACCGCATGCACACTGCTGGAGCAGCTCGTGGATCAAAGTTCCGTACGAGGAAAAGGCGTTGTTTTCTCGCGGCGCCTTTTCCTTATAGATCTTGAACCAACTGTACGGGCATTGCTCAAAGGTGTTGAGCTGAGAATAAGAGTAGACGGTCTGGCCTTTGGCGTTTACCAAGGCTCTTCCTCATCGTCGTTAGCGGCGGAAACATCAACACCCTTGGTGGGCGTGGCGGCCTTCGGCTTAGCATTCTGGCCGTCAGCGCCGGAAGGACCAAATTCCATCACGAGCAGACGGAGATTGTTTTTCCAATTGCCGTCTTTATCCTTATAAGATTCGTTGGACACCTTGGCCTGCGTGATGGCGTATGTATTACCCTCTTTGATCTTACCGGTCTTCACCTGCTGGAGGGCATGGCCGATGGCTCTTGCGGGCCAGGAGCTGTTGGCATAAGTGCCATCCTGTTTCTTTTCGGACGTGCTGATGTTCATATCAGCGTACTTGCCGTCCACACCGAAAATCTTCCAGACCTTTGCGTACTTGTTCGTTACCCAAAACATCTTACTTTCCCTCTTTCTTCTTCATCATGTTGGCGAATTCATCTTCGATCTGCTTGGCGACTTCGACACTGGGGATCGTGTTGGGCTGCTTGTTGCCGTTAATGCGCTCCACAACAGCGTACATCTCTTCCTTGGAATAACCGGCCTTGATCAGTTTCGTGCCGGCGGCTACAACACGCTTGATGGCGGCGGCGAGCTCCTCTGCTGCTCTTTCCTGTTCCTCGGTGACAGCCTCGGGCAGGTCGTCTTTGTTATAGATGTACATACCAAGGCCGAACGCGGCGATGTTCTTTACAAGGCAGCGCATCAGCGCCTTGTTGATGTCGTAGAAGGTCGCGGCCTCTACCCGGATTCCCTTTGTAGTCTTCGTATCATATGTATACGGGTCGGCCTTCATGGCCTTGTTGTTGGTATCCAGTACCGGCAGCCACATTTCCTTTGTGATACCGCCGATGGTCACGGTGGTAAAAACCATATAACCAAGCACCGGATCATACTGGTACGGCAGTTCATCCGGGCCGAAACGCCGGATGCTGTAACTCATATCCGGATAGAGCTTCATCACTTCGGACAGTGCGTGGCTCCAAGGAAGATACGTCAGGCCCTTTCGGGCGTCGGTATACTGACTTACATCGACCGCAAACAGCGTGTCGAATATCTCTTTTGCTTTATTATTTTCCAATGTGTGAATCCCCTAATTCTGATTTTTAATCAGGCGTAAACCTGTAAATGGACACATGAGCAGTATGCGATTTCCTCATCGCTTTTCCTCCATGGTATAAGTCGCCATCATGTCGGCCATATGTAACGCCAGAGCCAGCGGGCACTTTTCAAAGATACGGCCGATCATCTGGCTGCCGCCCTTAAAGGTGGCGTCGCTGAATCCCATATGGGCACGAATGGCATAAATTTCATCGGTGGTCAGGTGCATGAAATTCTGGATCAACACCAGAGATTTGTCGGAATGATCTCCGAGAGGCCACATCTCATCGATCTCGTAGACCTCTTTCGTCTCCCACTTCCCTGTTTCCGGGTTCTTCACATTACGTGTGCCAGGCTTGTAAAAGTTAGTCTTGCACAGGTCATGCAGGAGGGAGACGATCAAAATCGTTTCATCGGGATAGCTGCGCTCCGGGCAAACCGTCTCCAGCATTTTCAGCAGACAGTCGTATACGTTCAGCGAATGTTCCAGCAGACCGCCTTCGTAATTGCCGTGAAAGCGGGTGGACGCCGGAGCCGTAAAGAAATCGCTGCGCTGCAGGTAATTGTACAGTTCGTCTGCACCAGAGCGGTGAATGTCGTGATACAGATGATCAAAGCGTTCCTTATTCGTCAAATTCGTTTTCCTCCAATGTCATATCCCGTGCGGAACGGACGGAATATTTCAGCTCCTCCATAAATTGATCGAATTCCTGATACTCCAGATCGACATACGGAGCCATAGCCGTGTCTGGCATATCCAGAATATCCTGTTTCCAATCGTGGTATTTCGTGAAGAGAAAGACATGCGTCGCGTTGTCTTTCAGGTAGCGGCCGCCGATCACATCGCCGCATACACTGCAGCGCAGGACGTTTCCGTCCCAAATCAGATGCCGGCGGCACAGCTTCCAGAACAGGAAGTGCAAAAATCCTTTCATACTTCCTCCACAAATAAGTAATAGGCAAGTTTATTCTCGATCAGCCACGCAGCCACAGCCAGAAGGATCTTGGCGATCGGCGTCATGGAGTGATACGGCGTCAGGTTGGTCACGAGACCATATACAACTGCCCAAATTCCTATGGCACAAAGAGTGCGGTAAATGCGAAGCACAATGGCCGTTACATCAATTTCAAAATCGAATTACTCCACCTCCAGATCGATCGTATCCTCCTGTCTGAGCCAGCCGATGCTGACCTTGCCGCATTTCGGACAGCGTAGAATGCTGACCGTAACATTGGCATGTCGTTCCACTTCTTCGAATTCACACGGATCGATTTCGTATGCACCGAGGCGGACGGACGCGGCGTTTTCGTGCTGGCAGCTCATGTAGGTTCCTCCTCCTGCGGAAGCGGCGGCACACAGTAATAGAACTCTGTGTGGCTTCCCACATCGAACATAGTCGCCGGCTCGCCGTTCCGATTAACCACCCAATTTCGTATGTAGTACACCACAAAATTCGGATTTCGTCTTGCGATGTCGTCGCGGATGGCCGGCCACACGCTCTTGTCGTCGGGGGCCCTGGCTACCGGCTGGATCTCGCCGTTGCTGCGTTCAAAATACAACTGGTACATTGGACTTTCCTCCTGTCTAAAAAGATTGATGGTACTGCGGAAAAGAGTTGAACTTTTATCAGACGATTATAAGTCGCCCGCTCTGCCGTTGAGCTACCGCAGTGTGTGGAGCTGCCGATGAGACTTGAACTCATAACCTACGCCTTACAGGGGCGTCGCTCTTCCAATTGAGCTACGACAGCGTATGTCCGCTTAGACCGTCAAAACTAAGCGGCGCTTGCAGGTGAAGCCGTTTCTGTTACCCGATTTTGACAAAGGAGGATGAGAAAAGAAAACAAAATCGGCGGTACTGTGTCCGGGTCTGCCTGCGGTTCGCGGCACATTAAGGATTCGCAAAGAATAGTTGTTCCGCCGTCTGCAATAAGACGGTGTGCCCTCCGGTTTTTGTGAAAGATGGTACTGGCGGCGGGGATCGAACCCGCAGAAACCGGATTTTAAGTCCGGTGCGTCTGCCAATTGCGCCACGCCAGCATAATTGTGAATACCCTAATTCTGATTTTATGATCCGAAAAGAAAAGGACGGTTAACCGCCCCTTTCTTTTACGGCTTCCAAATAACATTGGTAGGCGTGCAAAAGGTCGTTTTTGTGTGTCGTGCTTTTGACTCCGAAGAAACGAACAATATGACTGGCGTCCGCCTGGATGCCATATTTTTCGGTAAAAGCCCGGATCTCGGCGAAGGCGCCGAAATAATTCAGGTCGCGGATGGATACCACAACCTCCTGGCCGATGGCGGCGCCGGCCTCCGTAATGGTGTTGGATAAAAACCGGGTTCCGATCGGCTTGTTTTTGGCGGAGCCACGCTTCACAAATCTGCGGTAAAAAGTGTCGCCGTCTGCCTTCTCCAGCGGGGCGGCGTTGCCGATCACGACCTCTGTCTCGGCGTATTCATGCAGCTTGCGGGACACAAAACCGTCGTCGATCATGTGGTTCCCGATCATAACGCTGCCGTCGCCTGAGAAGTATACCTCATTTTCTTTCAGAGTGCGGATGTCCTCGGCGCTCTGCCCCAGCCACGCCAGACAGTAGATGACCGGAAGCTGTGCGCTTTCGCGGTAGTTGCGGAGTTTGTTGCACACGAGCTCCAGATCGTTCTCTGTCAGCACAAGCTGTTTGGAAAAGGCGGGCGTCAGGGAAAAGTTGTACGTCTCCCCGTTTGCGATGGTCGGGTGGTCTTTTTCGTTGACGAACACGCCGTCTGTAATGCAGCGCCAGCGGACATACAGCTTGCCGTAATGAAAAATATTGCGGTAGGTCCTATAGGCAATAGTGGTTCCTTTTTCCTCGACGCTTTGATAGATCTCTTTTGTGCGTCCTGCGGCGACCAGTTCAAAATAGTCGGTGTTCAGCGGCTCCTCGATCATTTCCGCAATGCGCCCCATGGAATAGGTGGCCTGCACGACGTCCGCTTTACTTAAAGATTCGATGAATTTTTGTTTGATCTCCGGGTTGAACATGAACATTCCTCCTCGCATTACAGGTATTATACCATATGTAAGCGAGTTTGTCAATACCCTATTTCTGATTTATTCTGTTGGAAATGGAGATTGTACGCGCCGGGCTCGTCCCACACGGATCAGGTCGTTCCATGTAAGATGACCGAGCTTGCGGCTGAGCTGCGACTGATTGATGGTCTGCGTCTGTTCGGTCAGCGCGATGCTGTCCTGACGCAATCCGTTTTCCTGTTCGGCACTGATCACAACGTGCGTCGGCAGATAGCTGGCCTTGCCGACACGGCTGGACATCGGAATGACTTCGATCGTGGGACTGTGCTGATTGCCCGTGTTGTTCTGCGCGATGATCACGGGGCGGATTCCTCCCTGCACACTGCCATTCACGGTTAGGCTGGCGACGTAAACGTCACCGAAATCCGGTATTCTGTTCATACAACGACCTCCCTTCGTGTGTAACTATAGCACATTTGCGCCGATTTGTCAATACCCTAATTCTTATTTTTTCGAAAATTTTGTGAAATCCAGTTCGAGCTTAGGGGCTGACACGTCGTGGGACTCGACCAAGATCATCTGATTGTTGGCCGGGTCATAGTAGACAGCCGCGTATTTCCCTCCCTCGCGGTGGTCGAAATACAGTACGGCGTTCTCGCCATAAGTCTGCAGTGTCTCGCCGCAAAGCCGGCGCACACGTCTGGTGGTTCTGAACCGTTTCATGGGCTGGACACCATCCTTTTCAGTTTTTCAATTTCCTCTTGCGCAAATGCGTGGTCTATGTAGTGCGGCCTGTCGTCTTCGTCCAGGTAGCACAGCGCTGCTTTGTAGTTATAGTTGGTCATGATGACCATGGCCCGTTTGGCGTAATCGGGAATGCCTGGTGCCGGCAGTGTGACCGGCACCTCACAGCACACATAATCATCGTCACGTCTGGTCTCGGCTTGGTTCCAGTTAAGATTCATGTTCCTCATCCTTATTCTGCTGCATTCTCTAAATTTCCGATGGCTTCCTCTAAATTGCTGCTCGCTTCTTCCAGTGCGTCAAGGGCGTTTTCTGCGATCTCACCCCTTTCCGATCCCTGTAAATTCTCAGGCATGTTGTCGAAGTAGTCCTGTTCGTCGTCCCGGATCGACTCGATTTCTTCTGAGAGCTGTTCGAGCTTTTCGGCGATGGCACGGATGGCTGCGCGACGTTTGTTGTTCATGGGCATTCCTCCTATTTTATATTGTCGTAGTCATGCTGCTTCCTTGTCAATGCGAGACGTGCGTCTTCGCGCGTACGCTTGCCATGCAAAACATCGTAAACAAGTGTAACAATATCACTTGGAAAACCGCCTGTTCTATATGGCCCCGGCATGAATGGAGTATAGCTATTACCAAAATCTTGATAGACATTGCTTGGGAGATATCCATGTTTGATCACTTCATATCGAGCAAGTCCAAGGCAATACATGGCCGGCGATAGATACCACGTTCGTATCTCTAAACTTCCTCCATAAGAACACCATGGTTCTTTATAGGTATATACGACAGAATCTCTATAGTTCCATTCCACATCAGAATGATAGTAATCTCCAGGCTGAAATGTCATATGCTTATGTGTTTTAAGCATAGAAGCCCCATATTCAACCGTCCATTCGTCATATGCACTTCCTGGAGGGTGTTCACCTTCGTATTTTTTAAGCATTACGTCATAAAGCCGCATCGCCTCATCAAATTCCAATAGGAAGTTATAACGCGTTGGGTTTTGTCCATTCAAAAGCTCTCGTAGTGTGTTGCTGCGCTCATTGCCAATGCTTTGAATTTGATCTGCTGTATCGTATAGTTTCTTTTGCCACTTACGGTATTTCATAACACTGCTTGTATTGGCGCCGATAGCGGCAACAACAAAAACAATGAGCGCGAATAAAAAAATCACGACTTCCAAAGTTATCACCTCCCAGCCAACGCGTCGTAATACGCCTTGCGGTCTTTTCGTTTTTGTTTCATAACTTCACGCTGCTTCCAGTACGGATGATCGTTTTTCCGCAGATGGAAGCACTGTTTCTGCAGACATTCATGGAGACGCATCTCCGGGACCGTCAAATTCCTTTTGTGATGGGCACAGTAGGCGCAGGGATTTTTCGGCTTTCCTCCGTACAGACTCTTTTTCATACGGCCCACGCTCCCGAACTGCGGTAGAAATCCATTCCGTTCTTCCGACCCAGACCGAGACTTAAGGTTTTGTAAGCGTTCTGGATCTCATCTTCCGTGATACCGATGTAATGCATGGTCATCTGCGGCGTGGAGTGGTTCAGGATCGTCTGCACGATCTCAAGCGCCCGGTTTCGATCCGGCACACTCATCAGCGTCTGATACGCAAACGTCTTCCGCATCATGTGGGTGCTGGCGTGAACGTCCAATTTCAGCTCTGCTTCCACGATCTGTTTCAGAATGCGCTCAGCGTTGCGACGTGACAGGCATTTGGATTCGTCCCAGAGACCGACGTTGTTGCTCTGACTGGTAAACAGGTAATCATCCAGATCGATGCGGCGGCCGGACATGTAAATTTTCAGCGCGTCGAACACGTCGTCGTTCACATACACATGCCGGCGTTTCAGTCTGGCGTTTGTGTTTTCCGTTTTCTCCTCGATCAGCTCGATCATATCACGCACTCGCCCGTTCGGCTCCAGGATGTGTCCGTACTGCAGCCGCAGCAGGTCTCCTGCCCGCAGGCCGAAATTGATTCCCATGACGAACATCAGGTAATCCCGCAGACGAATTTCCTCTTTGCGGTAGTCCCGCCGGTTCAGGATATAATCTTCGACCAGCATGATATCTTCAATGCGCTTGATCGGTGTCGCAGCATGACTTCTTGCGATTTCGTTTCTTCCGTGGAACGCACTCTGTACAACTTCATAATCCGTGTTTCTCGGCTTCGTCGGATCAAACAGGATCAGCTCTCCCATATACACTCCTTTCCAGTTGGGAGGGCGAAGCGAATTGCTTTTCAGCAGCCCGCTTCGCACTCGATTATACTGATTTTTTGGAATTTGTCAATGCATTTGCAAAAGTTTAATGCTTCACAATTACGCATTTGCGTAATATCTATTTTTCTATACACTCATCATACGTTACCAATTACTGTCTGTCAAGCAGGTAGATGTTGGTAATTTAAATATGACAGTCCACCACCGTGAGGATCCAGTCCGGATCGGCCGTATCAATGAAGGTTTCCTGGTAATGCTCGTCCCAATACAGGCCGTCCTCAGGCTCCTCGCTGGAACAGCCGAACCATCCCATCTGTCCGGGTTCATGCCAAACGCCATCCGGCGTCAGCACAGCGTAAGTGTTGAACACCGAATTCAATCTGGCATACGTTTCCCGGTCGCGGTAGCGCTGCCTCATGTAATCCTCTCTGAAGAAGCAGAGGGGCTTTTCCTCTCCTTCCTCTACCTTGCCGTCAACGGCTTTGTCCCACCAGATCGCGGCCTCTTCATACTCTGTCATATCGGGCGAGAAATCCAGGTCACGGACGGCGGCGCTGTCTGTTATTCCTCCGGATTTCAGTCGAAGGCTGCCGCTCCATCTGCCTCCCTCCTGATACCAGTCCCACTTGGAATTCGGATTGTAGGTGGAATACAGGTTTCCATCCTCGTCTTTCATGTCTGACGCATAATCAGAAGCGATGTAGGCATAGCACTGTGCGTCGGTCGCCTCTGCAACGGGAATTTTCTTGGGGCCGTCCATCACAAAAGACCAATGCTGCCGCACATGGTCGATGGCCTCCTGCTTCGTATAGGAGAGATACGGGTCGACCTCCAGATTCTCGTCAAACGGGGCGAGCAGATCGTCGATGTCCTGATCGGGACGGTGAAAAACAGCTACGGCATAATGGCTCATTCGATTTCCTCCTTAAATTTACATCGTGTGTTGTCCAAAATTCTTCTCTCTATTAATGCTTATGAAAGGCAAGAGTCTCGCCGTTGTGAATTGTCCAGCATCCGGTGCCGCGACAGGCGCACTCGAAACAATTGCCGCCGCAGATCGTCCAGTTTTCCTTCGGCGGATTTTCTTCTGTGAAGATGTTGGTTTCCGGGAATTTATACGGGTTAACGGGTTTCAGATTCGTCCAGCCGGAAAACAGGATATGTAAATTCGTCGGCAGCTCCTGGTATTCGTTTACGATCTCAAATCGTTTGGTGAAGGCCAAAATTCGCAGTGCGGATTTTCATTTGCCGTCCAAAGCATTCCCTCAAAATACTGGTTGTTGATAATATCTCCGGAGACGTGAAAGCGGAAGAAGCGCTGTGCTCTGCAGAAATCGCGGATTTCTTCGAAATAACGATCCATGTCACGGACGGCCAACACTGTATTGTTGGCGTAAGAGTTCAGGACGCTCGGCCGCAGATTGGCAAGCTTGGCGGCGTAACAGGCGGGGCCACAAGTATCTCTGCACCTGGCTGGGCAGGTCAGAAACGGAAGCAGGGACGCGCTTGGAACAGCTCCCATTTTGGAATTCCCTCCCGAGAATTTCACATGCAGCTCTTCGCCGTCTATAAACTTTTCTTCATATGCTGCGTAGGCGTCGTTGAATTTTGCGATCACATTACGGTTGTAATATCCGCTCATCCACATTCCTCCTTTGTGACAGGAGGCGTGGACCAATATTCAATTCACGCCTCCGCGCATTTGTCAATACCCTAATTCTGGTTTATGCAGAAAATCAAACAGTCATTTCGTCTTCAAACATATCTGCCTCGGACAGGTCGGGCAGACGCACATGGTACATCAGTTCTTTGCTGTGGCCGAAGTGATATTCCAGCCTGCGTTCTGTGAAGAGATCGAATGGCTCGTCCAGCCAGCCAAGCGATTTGATTTTCAGATACTGATCGACGATCAATATGCAGACAGTGGCCACTTTTTCTTCGCCCTGTTCGCCAAACGGGAGTTCGATCCAGCAGTTCTTGTCCATGTAGGCCGCTTTCATGCCGATGATCACCAGCAGATGGTCGCGCAGATTCATATCACTGATCCCTCCCGAATTTTTTGAGCAGCGCGTTTTCGATCCAGCTGTACCATGTGGTTCCATTGGAATTCTCCATGGTAACTCCGCAGCTTTCACGCCATTTGGCATATTCCTTTTCGATCACGCCGAGCAAGGTTTCGTCATCAAAAATGTTGATTCGCTCTGCGTGTTCCATGCAGCCTGAGATGTTGGCTGCGCTTACGATATCTACAAGTTCATCGTGTGTGTACATGTCCGTCCTCCTTTAATCGTACCAGCAATAGGCTCCGCAATCGCCGGCGTCGCACTCGTCTGCCCAGCGGAACATACGGTAGAAATCGGCTACTTCCTTATCGGTCAGCGGTGCGTCGGAACCGACGCCCTCAAAGCTGACGCGGGTATCGAGCCTGGTCGGACTGACCACATAGCCGTGCAGATACCATTTCCCTGTTTCGTCATCACAGAAATCGATCATAGACTGGTTCGTCGGCGAAAGATTCTGCGTGTCGTCCGGATCGATATATCCGCGCTCCAGAAGTTCTTTTGCTTTTTCTACCGGCATATGCTCGAAATACCGAATTCCTCCCATACCGTAAAACTCCGGCCTGTAGTCGTAGCCAAAAATGATCCGCTCTCGCTCATTGGCCTGTGCAAGATCTAATTTCGTTATAAACATTTTGATTCCTCCTTTTACTCTGCTACTTTCTTCGTTTTATCAAACAAGGTCAACATACTTCAGTTCCTCTGGAGAGATATCTGCACCAAGAGATTCAAGGCGGTCGTACAGAACGGACCGGTCGGTACAGTAATCCTCCTCCAACACACGGGCCAGACGGTAGGCCAGCGTGTCGGCCGTGATGAAGTCGCCCACATCGAAACTGAATTCCCTCTGGATGTAGACCAGAAGCTGCGTGATATCAATGCCAGATTTAGCGATTTCGGCCGCCCGGCGGACAATTCGTTTCTGGTAATCGTTTGTCATCACTGCATTGGAATCGTCCTGCTGATCGATTTTCTTGCAGGTGGACTCAACGATTTCCGGCGTAAAGTTTCGCATGCCGGTATCGATCAGGTGGTAAACCGCCATACGGAACTGAACTTCGCCGCCATACTTATGGCTGTTTCGTATGGAGTCCAGAATCTTTTTCGCTTCGCTATACTTCATGAGTGTTTTACCTCCTCCAACCAATTCACGGTCTCTTCATCTAAAATTTCTGTTACATCGATTTCGTTCTGACTCAGGCACATACCGACAGCTTCTTGCCCGGCGTCACTCCAGAAGTATTCCAGAGCCGCATCTTCCGATTCCGCTTCAACGGAAATTCCTCCTGTCACCTGAAAACAAATCGTATATGTCTGCATCGCTTCCTCCTTACTGAACGTCCATTTCGAGGACTTCCCAACAATAAATGGTTGCTCCATACGGGTCCATGATTCCGGCAGCGAGATAGACGTAGTCGTCCGTCTCTTCGCTGTACTCTTCATCCCATTTCCAATCCATACCGGCGTAGAGTTTTTTGATCGGATTCACGTCCGCCTTCATGGCGGCGCGGGCGGAGTCTCTGTCCGCCCACGCTCCAAGAACCTCGCGGCCGTCGTCCTGATCGGTGTCCCACCAAGTCAGCACAACGTACACTTTCATCATTAATCCTCCACAAATTTTCCGACTTTGGCCACCAGCTGATCCAGAAGCGCATGGCCATCCATGATTCGTCCCCAGTTGTTTTCGGCATAGGTGCCGGTGTTGCGGGCCGGAGCTGCGTGAGAGACCATATCGCTCATGGCGTTGACTGCACCCCATGCCGTACCACGGAACTTGGCAATGTCGGGCGCAAAGTAGCACACCATGAAACTGTCCTTGGCTGCCTGTGCGTTTGCCTTCTTGCGATCGGTTTCATCCTCGGGGACGGCAAACATTTCGTCAATGATCTCCCGCAGCTTCGTCTCTTCCAGTTTCGTATTAGCGAGCTTGTCGGCGTACTCGGCCAGAGAATCCATATAATCCTCCGCCAGTTCGAGGCACTGCCGCGCCTCGCGGATCTTGCCCTGAACGTCGCCCACATGCGGCGTACTCCACGCACGCTTAGCCGAGTTCAGAGCCAGGTTCAGCGTGTTGTTGCACACCACGCGGATCGGTGTCATACAGACGCGGACGCTGCCGCTGCCGTCATGCGTATTCGAGAAGCAAACGTAGGATTCCACGTCGTCTCCGACCAGTTTCGTATCCGGAAGCCGGGCCAGCAGCCAGACTTTCTTGCCGTTCTGGAGGCTGCCGGCGGTTTCGTATCGGACATCGCCGCCGATCAGCTCGTCAGTGAACGCAAACGCCTCGGTGTTCTGAACGATGCGGTAGCGGTCGGATACCACGCCGAGCACACGGTTGTCCGAAGAGCGAACGTTGGCCTTATAGCCTGGAATCCGATCGCCATTTTCGTCCTTGAGCTGGATGTCTTTCTGGATCACGTTCCAATCCAGGCCGGCCAGACGCAGAGCCTCGGCGCTGTTCGGCGCGTCCTGCAGGATCTTTGTCACATCTTTCGTCATGGAATAGTGCCAGGGTTTCTCGCGGACACTGAACATACTTTCAACATAATGCATAAATCAAATTCCTCCTTGCCCAAAATTGACTTCCCAAACCTCTTCTACCGTAAATGACCATCCGTATTCATGGCCAGAATCGTAATCTGTGCCATGAAATGTGATCGGATACTCTAATTTGATTTTTCTTCCTGTTGCCGTGAGGACTTCAAGCCTGCACGTTCGTTCGATCGTATCGCGGCCGCACCAATTTGTGGCGCCCTCATAATAAAAATCCTTCTGATCGATTTCGCTGTTGTGTTCGATCAACTGTTCAAACGGCGCAAGAGAAGACAGCATACAGCAATACTCTCCCGCTACGCCAAGATATGTGTAACGCCTCATTCTTCTCACCCGATCTGGTACATGATCTGATGCAGATAATAAAAACTCTTGTCAACCGCCACGAGAACGCCATTATGTATCAGACGGTAAATGGCGTCTTTCCCTTTTCCAACCCGGTAAATGGCGGCATTCTTAAAACTGGCGACTTTCTTTTCAGGCATATGCATTCCTCCTATCTCCACGGGATCGCGGCGTAACACTTATCGATGTTCGCAGCGGTCAAAAGTTTGTCGGCGCCATCGGCACCTAACTTCCAAAGGGTAAATTTGTCCTTGGCTATGTTGTACGTCACCTGGTAATTAGTGCCGCCCACGGTACGGCAGAGAACACCAGGTGCGTTCAACTCCGATTGCGGGATCTTCATGTCGGCAAATACATTGCACCGAGCTCGTTCGGATTGGGCGGCAGGACAAAAAATCTCAGGAAATTGATGCCGCCCAACTTACGCGATTCGTTTGCGCCCATGGAACGGAGCTCGTCCAGATACGCGTTGACCGTTGCATGGTCCATTTCAACATCGCCAAATGCAATGTCGAGCGCCAACCACTCGTCCATCGCCGGTATAAAACCCTCCTTGGTCATAACAACGTACTGCAGATCCATTTTTACTCCTCCTTTTCCTTGTCGAAATCGAACAGTTTACTGACCACGTCTGCAAATTTCTTTTCCAATTCCTCGCGGGTGTAAATACCATAAATGTCGCAGTCTTCATATCCGGTGACTACTGCCACGCGTTTTCCGATCATGTCGGAGCTAAGCACGGATTCCCAACCGCAGCACTCCTTGCCGTACATATTGGCGGCCACGACCGTATTCATGTCCTTCACATCGATTACGCGGACACAATCTTCAAACGAGAACGGAATATTGTGCTCGTTAAAAACCGTACTGAGCTTCTGCCACTGGGTTTTGATCACACTTCTGGCCGTCTGTTCATACGCCTTGCACTGCTCTTCGCTGTTGAACCAAGTTCCGTCGTCGGCTTCGTATCCAACTACAACTTCCTGCGTCTTCGTAATTGCTTTCATAATTCAAATTCCTCCTTAGTTCATCCAGTATTTCATAAACTCATCGTGGGTATAGTACAGATCCGGATCGCTGACGTCGAGGAACGGGCGAAAGATGATTTCGATATAATCCTCAACAAAATCTGCTTCCTTGCTGCCGGTCGGATATTTCTGTTCGATTGCCGCTTTGACCTGCTCAGGATATTCGCACGGCACAAACGTGTGATCAAAGAAATCCAAAACGTAAAACATGACTCCCTCCTTCATGTTTATACTCTCAGCTTCCTGCTCGGCGTTTTCGTCGTGCCATCCACATCGGACACCCAACAGATCACGCCGCCACACATGTCGTCCGTCAGATGGAGCAGGCCACAGATCTGTTCCTCTCGCTGGTTGCCGGTGTAGATGATTTCATAGGCATTGTTATTTACAATTCCATTTGCGTGTTCGTTTTTGCCGAATTTGATATTGGGAATTCGTGCTGCGATCGCGTCTCGCACCTTGCCGACATCGACGCGATCCATACCCCAGGAGTATGCGCTGAGCGGCTTCGGGTCGAGCGACCAGATCAGTTTGTTGATCTGATCCGAAATAACGCCGTACATTCTGTCGTCTACAACTCGTCTCATAAAAATCCTCCTATTCAATTTCTGCGCGGGTTTCACAGAGCTTTTTCATGTCTTGAAGTCCACTGATAATCGAGTCTATCCAATAAGGCGAGAAACAGTGTGTAAACTGCCCGTATTGTCTCGGGAACTGGATCGTACCATCGTCTTCAAACCCAACCGCTACGAGTGGATGGTCGGCAGTTCCGATTTTCATGTATGCCCAGATGCCGCCGTTATAAATAACGTTATACTCGTTTCTGAGCTGTGCCCGCGTTTTGTAATCCCATGTTTGGTCGTAAGCCGAGAACATAACAGGACCGTCCGAGTATTTTTCTTCTGGATCAAGGCCGTCAATATAGTCCAACATACGCATTCCTCCTATCAAATCTAAATTTCTTCTTTGATTTTGCCTTTATAATTCGCTTTACGCCATTCGTATAGGCGTTGCAATTCATCGAGCGGCAGGTCACAGATGAGTGGCCTTGTATTTGAGCCAACCAAACGATATTTGACATCTTCACGCAGAGGGAAACGCTTCGGGACTTGCTCATAAAAATGATTACCGTATTGATTTGCAAGAACATATTGGAGTTCAAAATACCAATGCGGATCACCGTCATACTCGATGATGGATGCTTTCCACCCATACCATCTGTGAAATTTTTGATCATTGTTTATCATTTTGATTGCTCGTTTCTTGCGGTTTTTACCGTAGAATTCCGCAGCGTCATTGTGATCGCGAGGAATGACTGATATACGCGGCCGAAGGCAATACGAACAGCCGTGTTCATCATAACTGCAAGCCCATCGTTCCTCCCCTGTAAGCGTATTGGTATATAACACTGCGCATTTTTTCATTGTGTCCTCCAATCAAACTAAATTTCGTTACAGGCCGCGCACTTCAAATGCCATTCCTTGGTATTCATAGAAGGCAAAGTATGGACGAATGTGGACGACCTGAATCTTTTTCATATCCATACGCTTCCGGATTTCTGCTCCGGTATAGAAGGATGGCGCGTACCACGGGTAGGAATCTCCTTCCTTCACCATTCTTACCACCTCATCGTCACGGATCTGACAGAGCTTAAAGGCTTCACTCAACGTGATCAAGTCGATTCCCCCTCACTTTTTCTTTTTCTTTTTTGGTTTCTCGTCCACCACAACCAGCGCCTCATTGCGCTTCTTGTCCGCCTCCTCATAGGCAGCGGCGATAGCGTCCCAATCCACGACCGCTTCATATGCAGCGAGTTCGGGATCGAACTTCGGTGTGTTGCCGTCCGGCAGGTAAATTCCGATTTCCTCGATCTGCTCGCAGGCATCCATGTCCGGGTCGTACCAGTAGACATTGCCGCAGGAATCCATACGAAACTCTGTCAGATCGTCGCACATTTCACCGGAACTGAAATCGAAAGCGTAGGAGCCGTCCGGCAGAAGATCGCACCACATGAGCAGCTTTTCATCCCGGCAGATCCCCTCGTCCTTGTCATAACCGTATCCCCAGCCGCCATCCATTTCATCCCAATAGGAATAGGACGGATAGTACATCCGCATTTTGTAAGTCGAATTCGAGTACATGATGCCCTTGTCTTCGATGAAATCGCCAATGGTGTAGATCTCGCCCTTGCTGTTCAGAAAAGTCATTTTGCTCTTGATGGCATTGGAGATCATCTCGACCAGATTCGGATCGCGATAGAAGCTCGGCATGGATGCATAAAGCGGAGCAAGTTGCGTGGCAATATACTCCATCGTGTCGCTGATTCCTTTGCGCGGGGTCACGGATGAAATGATTCCGTTGTGAGCCACGCCCAGCGCGGTTGCACACGTTTTCCTTTTGAGCATTTCAATGCTCCGCGTCACAGGAAACGGATGACAATTTTCCTCGCTGGTTCCGCCGTGGGTCGTAATGCGGAAGTGGAATACCATCGGCGTGTTCTTCAGATTCATTTTCCGTTTCAGAGAAGACAGCGCGGACGTGAAGTCGGTGTATTTCATGAACCCCTTTTCGATACGCACCTTGCCGTCTTTCACATACATGATGCCGGCACCATCCGAATTGTTTGTCCACATGTTGTAGAAGATATTCTCGTCTGGGAGTTCAACCCCTGCAGGTTTCGCCGCAATAATGCACATAGGCACATTCCTCCTTTATTTGTTATGTAATCAGGACAGCGAAGGTGTGATCGCCGCCACCGGGTCCGGGATAGAAACCGTGTGCTGGCGCAAAGCCACACGAGGCGTGACATCGTCTTCGACCTCGGGCATATCCTCCGGCGGCAGCTCGTCCGGAATCAGCTTCCGGACCACCATGTAAGCGTGGAGCTCATCGAATTCCTCGTAGAGCGCCACCTCTTTCCACTTAGACGTGCAGACTTCCTCCCAACTATGCTCCATGGCATAGCGGCAGATGTTGCTGACAAGCTGAATCGAGGAAATCACGGTGTCGCGCACCAGACTTCCACGGAAGATACGGAATTCGATCGTAGAACGATTTGTCAGATTGACCGCCTGATACCGATTACCGAAATTGATCACGTCGCTGGCTCTTACGTCGTTGTAAATCTTGTCGGGATCATACTCGGTCAACATGCGTCCGAAGCTTGCCCACTGGGAAAGGTTTTCGGATCTGCGGCGGCTGAACTTGGTCAATTCCTTTTCAAACCGCTTGGCCAGCATAACGATTTTGTATGTATCGCTGTTGGTTAGGCAGCTACGTCCGACATGGATATGCAGGCCGCAGGTGTCGGTGTCGTGAGACTTGTAATCATAGTCGCTTGCCTTTCTGAATAGATCCGCATAAGGCATTTTCTCCATGTGATAGCGGAGAGATCCCGGATACGAAATCATTTCAAACCCGTCATCGCTCAGACTGCCATCATGCTCGAACACGACGCGATCGGTAATGGCGGACATGGCATCCACGCACTCACACGGATCGTCGCCGTCATCCATTTCGTCCTCGATGCCGAAGGTCAAAGTGTTGTAGTAATCCTCGCCGGGCATATATCCGATGTTGTATTCGTATTCGCCCTTATGAGCGTGATACGACCCGATTCCTCCTTCGTGATCGCCGATGCAGTTGTCGCAGTAGCAGTTGTCGTCGTATTCGGAGTAATACTCATTCCCCTCGGCGATAAAACAGCCGCAATCATCACAGGTATGCCAGTAATGATCGTCATAGCAGTTGTCGCAGAGGAAATCGTCGTTGGAATCAACGTATCCGGCGCGACGGATGAAGTGTTCGCCGCAGTCGATGCACTGGTAATAGTTGCGATCGGCGCAGTAGGAGCAAACGTATTTTTCACCGCCGCGATATGTATACACGGTCACCATATCGTCCGCATGTTCAACTTCGCCGCAGTCTTCGCAGACAAAATAGTTGTCCTCGAAGCAGCTGTTGCACAGCGGGTCGCCGTGATATTCGTATTCAAATTCGTCTGCGGGCAGCCACTCACCGCAATCGCAGCAGCGCTTATAACCCATTTCCTCCAGTTCCTCGGCGGTGTACATTTCGCCGTTGACTTCGTATTTCATGTCGCTTTTCTCCTTATTTTCAATTTCGTTTTCTGCAGTGATATTTCCACGCCGCACCCACTCAATGTCCGCGGGCAGCACAGCCTGACGCAGATTATCAGGTTTGCGCACAAGATGCAGCGAATGGTTATAGACGATTTCGACCTCACACAAATCGCCAACCATGTAGTTGTGGCCGAATTCGTTAGCGCTCGGCACGACACGGACAAGGTCGCCCACCTCCCAAACCGGGCCGCACTCCTTGTCTGTGAAGTACGGCGCGACCCGAACGCCCTTGGCCTTATAGTTGACATCATGCACTTCAACTTCGTACACGCCTCCGATCGTCAAGCTGTGGCCAAACAGCCGCCGCAGGATGCGCACCTTATCGCCGGTATGGAATCTTAATTCGGTGCTCATAATTCTTTCCTCCTATAAGCAAATTTTATTTTGATTTCACTTTCTCTTTTTAACCTTCACTTTAAGTGTGAGCTTGCGGCCGCATTCCGGGCAGTATTTCGGATAATAGCGATCTGTTGTGTCATCGCCTACTCCCTCCAGAAACAGCCTGTTATTTGGCTCCACGCCGCGCACAATTGACGTCCACGCACCATCTACAACAGTGGTCGTTCTTTGTTTATCCCGGCTATATCTACCGGATTCGTCATAGCGGAGATCGCAAAATTCGCACATAAATCCATTCCTCCTAAAATTGGTCTTTAATTCTGTTTGGCAGGCCCGATTGGGGTTGAACCAATTCCAACAGAGTCAAAGTCTGTTGTGCTGCCGTTACACCACGGGCCTATGTTGGCGCTCCTTGCGGAGCGCCGATTTGTGATTACCCTATTTCTGATTATTTAGGGGCAAAAATTTTTGTGGCTGACGAGTGCCGCCACACCCAGGACGCCCACAAAGACACACCCTGCGCCCTCTTCCGGGCACACGATCAGGCCCAGAATTGCGATTCCAATTAGAATCGCGCCGAATATACGCTGCGTTTTCATTTTTGATTTTCCTTTCCATCGCTCCCTCAGCCGAGGCTATTGCCAAGGCCCGGTTACGATTGTGATTCATAGTATAGTCCGAAAATTCCATCTTGTCAATACCCTATTTCTGATTTTAGCCAGAAATTTTGCGGGAATGGGCGGGAGTGGTCACGGCGGCAACCGGATCCCAGCCAAGAATATTGATGCGGCTGCTGATCGTGTTCAGGCTAAGGCCGGAGATTCTCGCCCACTCGGACATGTTGTGCACTTCGCCGTTGACTACGATCATGCGCGGTCTGCCGGGATGTTTGGCGTTTTCCCATTTCGTCTCGGCGTCACTGCTGCCAAAGCCCATCACGGGCTTGTAGTCGTCGGGTTCGGCGTAGGCGATTTCATCGGAATCATCTTCGCGGAATGTGACCGCCGCGATATCCGAATCGGGAATATGGCCGGTAATCAGATTCGCCAGTTTGGCAAATTCCCGACCAGTGAACAGTTTCACGATCGGGTGCTTGCGCTTGCGGTAACGCTCAACCATGACGGAATAGGTCATAGGAAACGCCGCCGGCTCGGCGTAGTAAACCTCATTTTTGGCCGCATTGAAGCGGAAGCCGGGCATGAGGTCGATGGATTCACTGATCTCCTTGCGCATGTATTCCGCAATGTCGATCAGCTCTTTCATGGAGCGCGGCGTGGCGGTCAGAATCGTTACCGGCGACACCAAATAAGCGCCATAGCGCCTCTCTTCAAACAGGGGCACTTCCCGATACCTCACTTCGTCTTTCAGGCGCTCCATATAGATCTGCGCCTGTGCCATTTCGTGGCGCTCACAGTCCTCGCGCTTGACGAACTGCGCTCCATCCTCTGCTTCCCAAATCATAACCTGCTTTGCCATTTTTGCCTTCCTTTCTCCCGGATTCATGCCGGGATATGTATTTGTTATCGAATGATCGCGGAAACGTTTTCGAAAGACCAGCCGCTGTAATATGTGGCAAGGAATTCATCGTCGAAGATCTCGGGCGTGAAGCCGCTGTACATGATACAGCTCACCAGCTCGCCCTGCTGGTAATCTTCGATGCCGCAAAAGGCAAATTCATGCCCGTTTGCGGTTTCGCAGATGACCATGTCATTGGCATAGTCAAGATGCGTGATGACCATAGTCTCCGGATAAATGACTTCCGCCGAGACCAAAGCGGAAACCAGAAGCATGATCGCGGTCATAATGCCGGCAAGTTTCGCTTTCATTTTTACACCTCCTGCAAATTGACGGACACATATCCGTCATCCCTGTTGAAAGAAGTCCCGACGCCGCGATTGCGTTCGGAACTTCTAATGTACACACGGGTGCTTCCCTTGTGGGAATGCATTTCCGTGTTGCCTGAAACGGCGTAAAAATTGCCGTTTTCCTCACGGAACGTGAGGTCGAAACCGGCACATAATTTGCGCAGTTTCTCTTTCCAATGTTCAAAATCCATTTCAAATCCTCCTTATAAAAATGACGCCCTTGCCGGGCGCTTTTTTAATTACGGCTTACAACAGTAGAAACTAATGGGATTGCTACTACACCGGCGGCAAAAGTAGTCGCCGGTGCGCATATCGACCAACATATCGCCGCGGTCGAAGAAAGCGCTGCACCCGTAGCACCACTCATAACCCTCCTCGGCGCACTGGCCACAAACGGCGCGCTCAGCGCCATTGGCGTGCACAGTGACAACCGAATTCGCTTCGATCATCGCGCCGCAGTCAGCGCAATAAGTGAATTCGATACCGGCATCGGCGGTATCCGCCGCAGACAGGTTGCGCTCAAAGCGCAACGGTAAAATTCTGTTGGTACGCATAATTTTCCTCCTTGCAAAAATTCCGTTTTCGTGTTAAGATAAAAAGCGCCCGGCGGTAAACCGGGCGCCCGTCGTGCTATCAGGCTATGTAGTCACAATATTCCTGTTCTGTCGCGAACAGGATATACCGATTTCCTACCCAGCCCCAATAGCCGGCTTGGGTATAGTATCCCCTCGTGATACTACACCCCCTTTCTTAGCGCCTGTATGTTGCCGCATATGGGCGCTATTATTTTGTGGGTTTGCGAAGCTTGTCCCACGACGCCCCGGGCAGGGGCGTTTCGTCGCAATTTTCAGCGACTCATCGGGCGGGCTCTCAGTATCGCCTTACTTGGCGGCAATCTTGCGAGCGGCGGCGCGGGCCTTGTTGCGAGCCTTGCGCTCGGCGTCGAGTTCGGCGACGGTCTTGGACATGACATCGTCGAGCTTCTCGGCCACGAGCACTTCGCAAGCCTTGCGGAACGCTTCGACGCCCACGGGCGCCTTGACCTTCTGCTTCGACTCTTTGGACTCCTTGGAGTCGGCGAGCATAGTCTCCACCTTTGCGGCAAGGGCGGTAGCCACGTCGGCGTCCATGGAGTAGTCGGGGCGTGGCTCTACCCCGGCGAGTTTGCAGGCATAGGCATAGTCAGTCCCTGCGAAACTGGCCTTGTCGGCGTCCCCGGCACGATAGCGAGCGAGGGCGAGCACAGTCTTGAGCGCGGCGGTCTCCGCATTATCGACATTGCGGAACGTCACGGCGGCGTCACGGTAGCGGGCGAGGTCGGCCACACCGTCAAAGCGGATACGGCGGATGTCGTCGAGGTCGGCGTTGATAGACGCAAAGATAGCCTTGCCCGCTTCAAAGGCGGCGCTTGCGTCTTTCTTGGAATCGATCAGACTCCAGTCATACAGAGCGTCACGGAACGTAGTCCAGTCCTGCTTAGCGTTCTCCCCATAGCAATCGATGGGGACAGTCTTGGTGTTGGCACGGTTGGCACGGATAGAGTTGATGAGATTGATAGTCATGGTATAGTCCTTTCCCCGGCTTTGCCGGAATAAAATATTTTTGAGTTTTGCACTCACATCACGGCGCAAAGATTGCGCTGTCAAGTCAATGCAAAGCATACACTTCAAGAGTGTCCCGTAATATCGCGCTGTCCACCAGCTTACTATGCCCCCTTTGCCAACAGTGCCCCGGCAGAGAACCAGGTTGCGCTGAAAAGGGCATAGTACACCCGCAGCCGCCTTTTTCACGGTTAGTTATACACGCATACACTTCACGCACCGCCCTAAAGCTGGTCATTGACGCAATCCACCCATGTTTTACACATCGATTAACCCGACGTTATAGGTATGGCAAGCCCTACCCATTGCGACAAGGGAACACGATAGAAAACGCCCCTGTTGCGGCTTGTGAGATGTATTCCGTTATCAAAGTACACGCATAGACTGATTGGATATAAGGGTAATTTCTGTTAAGAAACGGCATATAGTCTGTTAAGACTGCTAACCCTTTGCCTATCTATCTATGAACTTGTCTTTCCCTCCTTGCACTCTCAACATAACAGAACATACGGAAAAGTCAAGTAAACGGCGAAAAGTTCGGATTTTACCGTGTTTTATGTCCTATTTGCTCAAAAAAGGACGTAAAATGTTATGGGTTAGTTTACAATCTTTTCCAAAAATTCGGGCGAAACACGACCTTAGTTATTCCACCTCACCCTCACAAAATTTTCCACATTTTCGCACCTCGCTCCCACCACAATTACATTCCATCACATACCTACCGCAACACACTCATTCCAATAATTTAATCACGACCTAATCTCCTAGCGCTCACTGTTCGATAAATTAAACCATCCCAAAAACCGAGATCTCGCCATACCAGAATGATTTATGCCGGACCCGCGAAAAATCGGCCTGTAACGGATCAAAATTGCATGTGCGGGTTTAACGACCGAAGCTTTGCAGGTACAACAACAAAAAAGCCGGTACAGCAAAATGGCAAAACTGAGGAAGTTAAACCCCAGCTGCTACTGCTTTACCAGCTACAAATGCTTTACGTTATGTACAAGGTGAACGACCAAGCTTTTGACACCAAGCCTTTACATCTAACAGCTCAAAAGCGAGGGAGTTCACCGCCATCGTTATTCTTTAACATCCGGGGCGCACGCGGCTTTGGAGGGCCGCTGCGCCCCTAACAAAGCATCACTCCAAACTTTTTTTCCGGAGTATGAATAATAATATACTTGGTCAAAGTAAATGATTTTACTAAGACATATCATTTCCTATATCATTTACGTATTACCAATACTTTACTGCTATTCATTTAAGTATGAGTAATCATTCTCATAATACTTTTAGTAAGCATAATCATTTACTCTATCCTTTTAGTTGGATTAATACTTTACTCTATCCTTTTAGTAAGAATAATACTTTACGTTCTATACTTCTCTTACTAAAATGATTTTATATATACTTTACTTATATTAATAATTTAATATATATAATATTAGAATATAAAGTATATAAGAGATATTCTTTTAGAATGATATATATATTTTCTTTCTCTTACTCCAGCTTCTCTTTCTTTTAAGGATCGGCCGCCAAAATACCACATTATCGGCAGCCATTTTTCAAAAACCCGACGACCCCTCGTCGGAAATCAGAATTAGGGTATTGACAAATCCAACTTTTTGTGCTATACTGATCTTAGACAGCCGGGCAAGGCTGGTTATTTTGCGGGAGATAATCAGAATTAGGGTACTCACATTTTACCGGCTGTGAAAGCAACTACGAAAGGATTATGCAGGAGTGAACCGTGAACTGAATACCTGCGCCGGGTGCTTATGGGAGGAGGAGTGTAGGCGCATGACGAACTTTGACGCTGTTGGCTGCGACGATTATTGCGCGGCTGATGATGACTACAGAAATGATGAGCTCGCTTACGAAGACGATTTGGCTATGCGGGCGAAGACCTACTATTCTATTATGGAGGATTACATATGATCACCAGAGAAAGCTTTGTGCAGACGGTTGTGAAGGCAGACATGATTATTGAGCGTCAGCGAGCCTTCGAAGAGACTATGCGCGAATTTGGATTTGAAGCTACCGGCAAATCGCCGTTCGATCAGATGTTCTATTTGCTGATGTACACGCTTGCCGAGGCCGCCGGTCAGGATCGTGTTATCGCATGGACGATCGATCTTATTGAAAATGGTGTTGCGGATGAGTGAGCTGCGTGAGAACGTTATCGAGTGGATCACCGGCGACGATCATGTGTCCGTGACGCTTACAGATCGAAGGTACATCAATAAAGTGCGAAAACTTATGGATGAGCTGGACGAAAATGAGCGCGTTTTCGTCGAGAACAAGGATGGGAGTATCTTTGCTCATCTCCCCCTCGAAATGGTGAAATTGGGTAAAAAACGTACAGTTGAGCTAAGCGACGAGCAGAAGGCTGCAATAGCCGCGCGGCTTGCAGCTGCAAGGGAGGCCAAGAAAGGTTGAGAGGTAAGTCCCTATATATCTTCTCTGCCGATTGCAAGGACCTCATCATTCCGCAATACTACAGCAACTGGCGCCGCAGACGCATAGGGCACAGTATGCTGAATCTTAAGCGCGACTATAATACAAGACGTTTTGTAGCCGCGCTGGATTTCAGCCTCGATCAGATCAAGCTTGGCGAGGTGTATGAGGGTGTTTACGGGGACACCGACTTCTCCTTTAAGCGCGGGCGCAAACACTATACGAAGAGCGTGATCAATGTGACGTTCAAATATGCGGTGCGCGAATGGAACCGCATCGGTGGCACAACGTATGTTAAGCTTGGGCAGTGCCCGCGAGATTTGACATTCCGGGACGGTATTGCCAGGGACGCAAACGGTACCGTGGTCGGTGTAGAGGTGGATAAACCCTTTGCGCGTTCGGCGGCAGACGACGAGCTGCTTCCATACTTCGGATATGCAGACGGTCAATATAAAATGCTTCACCAGCCTAAAGTTATGGTCGGTACGGCCGAAGCGCGTGAGCGTCTGTACAAAAACGGCTTCTGGTGCGACAACGTCCATTATGTGCGCTGGAAGCGGAGCTCCGGTTCGGCGCGTGTGGGCAAATGCCTGTTCATCGACGAGAAGCTGTACGACGAGATGCACAAATGGGAGATGTGCGGGCTGGATGTGCGCGATGGCGATCAGATCGATCTGGCGGCTCTGGAGAGCTACATCTCTCTTCCCTCCTCCAGCATCGTGGATGTGCTTGAGCTGGCGCCGGAGAATATCCTGGTGATCGACGATTGGGAAAGTGTGTTTGCCGACGACGTGATCTCTGTGGAGGAGCACGGGGGTAGGTTGTCGGCCGAGCATAAAACCTGTGAGATCCACAACAGTATCTGGGACGGGCAGGGGCTGATTGACAAGTCGGCTATGGGGCCGTACAGCGATAAGGGTATGATCCTGCTGCGGAACCTGTTTTTTAAGTGCTGCTGCTTTAACTGCAATCTGCAGCAGTGGTTTGCCGATAACGGCATCACGGAGATCGGTCAGCTCCATGGCCGCACGAAGGCCAAGCGCGTCGAGGATATCAAGCTGATCACGACGCCGAGCAGTATCAAGTATGTCAAGTTTGGCACACTGGATGAGTGGATGGCGCACATTGAGCCGATGTTCGGTGTGGTGAAATATGATAAGCCCACACATTTCTTTGACGGCCGTATGGTGCAGATCCATTACCAGCTTCTCAATACGCTGCAGCTCACGCCGGACGAAGTGCGGGCGCTGCTCGCTCCAACCTTTGATTATATGACGATGCTGCGGACGGACCCTGCTGTGATGCGCTACCATATTAAATACCCGATCGATCCGGATGCCGACGAGATCCTGCCGGCTCAGAGCAAGAACGACGTGATATATCAGATGCTCGGCATTAACGACAGGTTTGCCGAGACGAAACTGTACCATGACTTCCGTACAGATGTATTGAAATCCATGACAAAGAGCCTGCGGCTTGGACATGTGCTCGTGAACGGCAACTATAGTGTGCTGTGCGGCAATCCGATCGAGATGCTGCGGGCGGCAATCGGAACCTTTGACGGTACCAGTCAGATCGGTGCGGGTAACATTCACTCAACACGCTTTGCGTACGGGCAGAAGCTGCTTGGCTCCCGCTCCCCTCACGTGTCTATGGGCAACGTGTTGGTAGCGAACAATGCCGCAAACGACATGATCGATCGATACATGAATCCGTCGCCGCAGATCGTATATCTCAACTCTATTGGCGAGAGCATCCTGGACAGACTGTCCGGGGCCGACTTTGATTCGGACGTTATGCTCCTTACCGACAACAATATTCTGATAGAGGCTGCAGAAACGCACTATGCCCACTTCCCTGTTGCCGCGTACAACGTGGTGGCGAAGAAGATCGCCCGATATTACACCAAGGCTCAGCAGTGTGACCTGGATATAAAAACGAGCCGCAATTTGATCGGCCGCATCGTGAACACGGCCAGCGAGATCAACTCCATGATATGGGATCGCCTGAATAATGGAGCATCGATTGAGGATGTGCAGCCGTTATATCTGGACGCGTGTTTGCTGAACGTGATGAGTAATATCGAGATCGACTCCGCCAAGAAGGAATTCAACGTCAACAATCGTAAAGAGCTTGACATCTTGAATCAGAAATATGCGCGTGTCAGCGCCGACGGTCGCAAGGTGAAGCCAAACTTCTTTGCGGCGAAAGATCGCGGCAAGGGATATTACGACGCATCGTCCAAGGTATATCAGAAGCATGCATCGACGATGGATTACCTGCAGACGGCCATCAACTCTTATAAGCTGCGGGCAGGTCACGGGGATCGGCACGGTGCCTTCCTCCCCTTCTCGGAGCTCGTTACAAGCGAAGATTACAATCACCGTAACGTGTGGCGTCCGAAGATCGAGCGCGCTGTGGAGCTGGTGAGGCAGTCGCGGAGCGAAATCAAGTACATATACGCGTCCGATACTCTTGAGCCGGAGGATCAACACCGTCTGGCTGCTACAAGGCGACAGGATTGTATCGATTACGTCGGCGAGATCGTGATGACACGTAACACCATGATCTATTTCCTAAAACATCTTGAGGATGATGAGCTCAAAGATATCTGCCGCTCCGTCTTCAACACTTTGTTCGGTTACCCCAACTCTTCCTTCTTCGATCTGATCAAACGAAGCCGGGAGCCGGTGCTGTCCCTGGTAGAGGATCCGGATGGCGATCTGCGTATCTTCGACCTGCATTTCCGCCGGGAAATTACAAAAAATGGCCAAATTACTTGACCTACCCCAAAAGTTTCAAAGCTTTGAAATGCCCGCAAGTCCTTGATTTTCAAGGGTTTGCGGGTTTTCTGCATTTTGACGGGAGTGTGGTGTGTTAGGAGGAGAAACGGCTCCAAGCCACTCCTTACTACAGAAAAAGGACTGATTATTATTATCCAAGTGAGCAAAGAAGAGGCTCAGGCCATCCGCGAAAATTGTAAAGACCCTCAGATTGTGAGGACGTGCGTGCAGAAGTCCAACCGACACCGGTACTATGCCGTTGAAAGCCGGGAGGTCAAGGCGCTGCTGAGAAAGATGCGTGGTGCGGCCAATGTTAAGTGATTATACGCCTATTCTGTTCAACACACCGAAAGAGTTCTCTTACATCGAACTGTATGCGCTGCATGATTTGCATATGGGCAGTGCGCAGTTCAACAAAGAAAAGTGGGGCGCTGTCAAACAGGAGATTCTGGATGCGCCGAACCGCTACTGCATCTTTGTGGGCGACGCCATGGAAAACGCGACTCCTGGTAGTAAGAGCGATGTGTTTACGCAGACTTCCACTCCGCAGGAGCAGCGGGAGTGGTTTGCCGAGCAGCTGTGTGATTTGTCTGATCGCACTATAGCTGTGATCGACGGCAACCATGAGCGCAACCGCAGTTATAAGTTGGCTGGGTTGTACCCGCTGTACGACGCCTGTATCATTGCCGGTATCAAGGAACGTTACCGTCCGCATTTTGCTTTTATTGATATCGGTGTTGGCACACGCGCCAAGGACCCTAACGCGCAGACGCACTACGTCGGCTACCTCGTGCATAAGGCCAAGGACACCAAGGCATACAGCACGGCGGACTTTGTCGACGGCGTCGACTTTACCGTGTGGGGACACGACCACTCTCCCAAGGATCAGCCTCGGGCCAAGCTGGTTTACAATCCCATCCTTAAAAACATTACGCTGAAATCCACCGAGACCGTGAACGCCGGGTCCTTCCTTGACTACGGCGGCTACGCTGTGGATAACGGCTACAGGCCCAACTCGGACAAGCTGTATAAGCTGGTACTTGTCGGGGCCGAGAAAAAGATTCAGACCGTCGGATTCTACGTGTAAAGGTGGTGACGGTATGAATACAACGGAGTTTTCAAGGTTGTTTGCGAGCCAGTATAACGTCAGTGCGCAGACGGCTGACACGTGGGTGCGATCCATTTTTGAGTTCCTATGCGAACAGCTTCCTGTGAACCAGGAGATCAAGATCGCCGGTTTCGGCAGCTTTCGGCAGAAATATGCGCCGGCAAGACGGTATCAGGATTGGGTTACCGGCAAGATCATGACATCTAAACCGCATATGGACCTGACTTTTGTGCCGTGCGCAAAGCTCGATCGGAGCATGCGCGACGTGCCGATCATTGAAGAACCTATTAAAAAGGGCGGCCGTAAAAGCGAGCTGCCTGTGCGCGGCAGTGCGCCGCACGATGTCGAGTATATCGACGAGGAAATACATGATGCTGAAGCGGTTGAAGAGGAGAAAAAATAACGCCGCGTAGTGCTGTAACACCACGCGGCGGCGCCTCAGAAAGCCTTACAGATTTCATTGTAAGATCGGGCCCCGCTTGCACGGGGTTACCAAATAGACACCAGGGTCTATTGATCCACAATGAAATAAAGGCGTATACACATTATACTCGTAATCTTGCAGTTTTGTCAAAAGGAAAGGGAGGTGAGACAAGTGGGTCGCAAGGTACAACAGAATAAGATTACGTCGCCGGAGAAGCTGGCGGCGGTCAATCCGAAAAATATGGAGCTGAAACGGGACTTTCTGGCCTACTTGCGCTCCATTCAGAGGTCGCCGAACACCATTAAGGGGTACGATAACGACCTCGATATCATTATGGTGTTCCTGCTGGAACGCTGTGGCAACAAGGAGTTTGTCAGCGTTAAGAAGCGGGAATGGGTGGCCATGCAGGACTGGATGGTCAACGAAAATGGCAACAGTGCGGCGAGAGTGCGCCGTATCAAGGCTGTGATCAGCAGCCTGTCCAATTATGTGTCCAACATTCTGGCAGAGGACGAGCCCGATGAATTCGGCAGTTTCAAGCCTACGATTCGCGGCATAGAAAACCCGGTAAATACGCCGGTTATGGAGAAGACGGTACTCAGCGACGAGGAGGTCAACACCGTGTTGTCTGCCCTGATGGACGCAAAACAGTATGAAAAGGCTTGCTACTTTGCGCTGGCTGCGTTCAGCGGGCGCAGAAAAAGTGAGTTGTTCCGCTTCAAGACGGAGCATTTTGGTCCAGATCATCTGATCTGTAACGGCGCTTTGTACTCTACGCTAGAGACGATCCAGTCGAAGGGGCGCGGGGTTACCGGCAAACAGATCGTGTTTTATACGCTGGCGAAGGACTTTCAGCCGTATTTCGACGCGTGGATGCAGTATAGGGAACAAATCGGCCTCGACAGTCCGTGGATGTTCCCCGATCCGGACGACCCGACGCAGCCAAGAGATCACAACATTGCTAACTCGTGGACGCATACGTTCAGCCGCGTGCTGTTTGAGAGCACCGGGCGCGCAGACAAGATCTATTCGCACGCGCTGCGGCACTACTATACGACTCGCCTGAGCAAGAGCGGTGTGCCGCACAATGTGATCAAGGAGATCGTTGCGTGGGAAGATGTGTCTATGGTTGCGCGATACGACGACACAGACGTCGCGGAGAGTTTCTCTGACTACTTTACGGCGGATGGTATTAAGGGCACTGAGAAGAAATCGCTTAGCGACCTGTGATTTTAAGGTGGTGACTGATTATAGCAAACGCAAAGAATAGTTTGCCGAAGAAGCTTCCGAAGCGCGAAGTGCCGCGCAAGGAGCCTATGACTACGGCGGAGGCGTTTGAACCGCCGAAATTTACGAAGAGGATCGTACGGCCGGATGTAGTCATGCAGCCGCCGTATTATTGCCATTGCACATTCAAGGAGTTCCAGGATCAAAAAGGAAACTTCCTGAAAACAAACGGAGATTTGTTCGCGGCAAACAACGGCTTCTTCCCTGTCAGCACGGATGCGATGGAGATGTACTATCAGCACATAGCAGACGATACGGGCAGCGAGCGCATTGCTTTGCATCGCGTAGCTCAATTGCTCGACTTATACATTAATGACGAGATCATTGATGCTGTGCTGGCGGCAGCTGCCGGGAAAAATCCGGTTGGGCGTTTGTGCATGAAGTCGCGCACCAAGGCATATGCCGACAAGACCTATGTTGACACGATGCGCGAGGAGGAGGCTGCCAGAGCTGCGGCTGCGGACATGATATCGACGCTGCAGCCGGCTAACGTCTCGGACGAGGAAGCTGAGAGTGATCCGCGAGCGGTTGAGCTGTTCGGTATCGGCTATCGGCCTCACGAATATGCGATCCTGATGCAGCATTACGAGATGCTGACGAAGCAGTTTGAGAATGCGGACGGCGTTCAGGATTCGCTGATGCGCGACCTTTGCACGACTAAATTGTTGCAGATGCAGTCGCGCAACGACCCGGACGCGTATGCCAAGCTAACCAAGCTGTATTCTGATACCTTGAAGAGCAGCGGACTGAAAACGCGTACCGCCGAGGACTACGCGGACGATGAAGCGGCCACCTGGGGACAGTTTATCGCGCAGGTAGAGCGGTTCTCGCCTGCTGAATTGTATGAAACGCCCGATCTGTACAAGGATGTGGATCAGATCGGCGACTATATCGAGCGGTTCTTTACCCGTTCAACGCTGAATTACTTCGGCAAGACGAATGATAAAGACCCTGAGTTCAGTCTAACGGAGGAAGAGATCAATGGCGAATGAGCAGCAACTGGCATCCAATATGTCAGGATGGCTGGCCGATACACGTCATTTGCATTCTTTTCTCGATTGGAACCAGTTTTTTCGAAAAAATCCACATATTTTTGCCAGATTATACTTAAAAATTAAACTTTTTCCGTACCAAGAGATCATTTTGTGGGGACTTTTTCAGTCCGATAACGCCATCATTGAGGCCAGTCGAGCGGCGGCCAAGAGCTTTATTCTGGCTGTGTACTGCGTGATCCGGTGCATCTTATACCCCGGTACACACGTCATCATTGCCAGTTCGACGCGTAAACAGGCGTCGCTGATCATATCGGAGAAGATCATCAAGGAGTTATGCGAGTGGTCTCCTATGCTGCGGCGCGAGATTAAGAGCTATAAGGATAACCAAATCGAGACGTCGGTGACGTTTCGCAACGGAAGCTTCGTCGAGATCGTTACGCTGGCTGACTCCGCGCGAGGACATCGTGCTCACGTCATCGTGATCGACGAGGGGCGCAACATTCTGGACGACGGCGAAGTCGTGAAGAAGGTCATTGTCCCCTTCCTGATTTCAAGACAGCCGGAGTTTGCAAGACTGCCGGAGTTCAATGGGCGTAAGGAATTCGTGGAGGAACCAGTGCAGATACAGATCTCCAGCAGCACGGACGATCAGCACTGGTTGTCGAAAGCTTCGGTCAACGCTATGCGCGGCATGCTGAACGGAGACGGTTCGGTCTTCTTTGCGCTGGACTACGCAATCTGCCTGAAACACGGAATCCGTACGCGCAAGCAGATGATTACGGCGTACCGAGACGCCGACCCGATCACGCGTATGACGGAATACGACAACATCATGATGCGGCAGGGGTCCATGTCGTTCTTCACGTATGCGGAGCTGCGAAACCGGCAGGTTATCGCGAGACCATTTTACCCGAAGACGACAGATGAGTTCGTCACAAAGGCCAAGCTTTTGAACCCAATCCAAAAACAGGACGGCGAGATACGGATTGTGGCGGCGGACTTTGCCGCTGTGAACCGATCCGGCAACGACAACAGCGCCTTCTCGCTGATGCGGCTGCTGCCGGATGTCGGAGACGACGGGCATAAGCTCTATCGTGTACAGGTTGTGTATCTTGAAGCTTTCAAAGGGACAGAGATCCGTGCACAAGCTGTCCGACTACAACAGCTCAGGCACGATTTTGGAGCTCAATACTTTGTAGTTGACGGACGTAATATAGGAATTTCTATCGTAGACACACTGGCGAGGGTCTTAGCTGACCCTGATCGCGGCGTGGAGTATGCGCCGGTAAGATGTATGAATGACCCAGTGGTTGCGGCGCGTGTCAACAATCCTAATGCAGAAGAGTGTTTGTTTATTATTAACGCTTCTAACAAACTGAATGCCGAGATGACTATGTCGTTCAAGGCCATGCTTATGGAGAAGACGATCGAGTTCCTGATCCCGAAGGACGACGGTCTGGACGAAATCAGACGGTTTATTCCGGACTATAACAAGACGATCGACCCGGATGTGCGTCTGCGTTATGAGGCGCCGTATCTTGAGACGATGCTTATGATCTCTGAGATTGCGACGCTGCAGTATGACCGAGCCCCGAGTACCGGTTTGATCCGCGTGTTTGAGCAGGGTAACAACACAAAGGACCGTTGGAGCTCTGTTGAAATGGGTGCATACTTTGGCAGCCTGATGGCGCGTGATATGTTAAATGATGATGAGGGTGCGTTTGAGGACGCGCCGTTATTGGTTTCTAATTTGAATTTTTGATAAGCAAGGAGGTGATACCTTTGGACGATTATGAAGTGGAATATATGGCAACGCCGATCGACGAGAACACGGTTCTGGTCACGTCGGATCACGATGCGGCCTGGATTGAAGAGCGCTATGACGAGATTCTGAGAAGTGCGCTTGAAAATTATCCAACCGCCGCACACAACTCTGTGATTGTATCGGATACCACGAGTGGGCAGACGCTGTCGCTGGACTACATCGATCAACTTGCGTCCGGTCTGAACTCCAGTGTGGCCAATGTCATTACGGCAAATGCCATCATCCTTCAGAAGATCCTCTCGGACGCCTTCTTTGGGCAGACGTATGAGTCTGTTGTGAAGAATATCAACACCGATTATAAGTTGTCATACGGACGATACGAAGAGGATAACGACTATGCTGACGTGCTCCCCGATGTCAAGGCGGCTATTAAATACTTTAATCAGTCGGTTGGCATCAAGCGCCTGATACGGGATGCTATCTCCGGCACATATGCCGAAGGTAACTACGTGCTGTATCTGCGCAACGACAAGAATAAGCGGCCGACCATTGACTGGTATCCGCTTTCCATCGCGTATCCTTCGGACTATTTATATGATCACCGCAACGTGATCGAGTTCTCGATCGACAATCTGAAGTCGCGGCTGCGCAAAACCTATCAGAAGACGCGGAAGAACAAGGCTGTCTATTATGAGAACATCGACAAAGAGGTTCAGGCCAACTATCCGAAAGAGGTCGTGAAGGCGTATCGGGACGGAGAAAAGATTGTGCGGCTTGATCCGCGCTACTCCGATTGCGTGAAGTTCAACAGCATGGGGCGCAAGCTCGGCGTCAGTCCGCTGTTCCGCTGCCTGAAACCGCTGATCGTACTTGATCAGATCCAGGCTGCTGACGTATCCGACAGTAAAGCGCGAAGCAAGAAGATCATCTTTCAGAAGCTGCGCAAGGAGCTGCTTGGTAGCGACGGTACGCGCAAGGGTTTCGCTGAGGCGGCGCACGCTCACGAGCAGGCTGCCCAGGCACTCAAGACGAACTTTGGTCTGTATACTGCGATTCCGGCTGTTGAAGATATGTATTATGTGCAAGCAAAGGCGCAGTCCGAAGATTCTATCAACCAGCAGAAGGAGTATACGTCCAAGCTGCTGACCGCTCTGGGTATTGGCTTTACGGACAGCGGGGCCAGTCTTGGCGCCGTGAAGATCTCCGTTGCCCAATTGCTCAAAACCGTCAATGCGATCGGCGAAAGCTTTGAAGACGTCATGTACAAGTTCTACAGAACTTATCTGGAGGACTGTGGATTTGACCCGGAGCTCGCTCCGACCATTAAGGTTATCGACTCCGAGCAGATGGAAATGGATGTGCGCAGACTGCTTGCTGGCTTTGTGTACAACACGCTGAATGGTTCTCGGCGTACGGCGATGAATATCCTCGACATCGATTACGATGACGAACGCGCCAAGCGTCAGCAAGAGAATGAAGATGGCGACAATGATATCTTCTATGCCCGCGAGACGTCTTATACCGCAAGCGGTAACAGCGGCGGCAGACCGAAGGGCGACGATGAAAATGGCCGCCAGGATTATGACGAGTCCTATCGAGAGGATACTTAATAAACCAACCCGGAGGCGTGAACCTCCGGGCGGGCAATTTTACAGCCGATGGCTGCGGAAGTAATCTACTGCACGAAACAGTAGCTCGACGATTGCGCCGCCGAGTATGTTCATAAGTAAATTATCAACCATCGCGTGCCTCCTTCCCGGCATGTGAGCATGCCTTGTTGCACCCTACGCGACTATGGGTGCTGCAGGGACAACACTATCCCGCGGGTCGTTAGCACGGGCGTCATGTGCCTCGGAAGGAGGTTGCGTAACTATTGTAGCATATCAACATCTGTTATGTAAGTTATTTTTGATAGAACCCCGCCGGAGACCTGTACCGGCGGGATTTCTATATACATCCTTGCAGAAAGGAGGAGTTACCGATGGACAAAATTCTTCTGTTCTCCAATAAAGTTTGGATCGCAGAGAATACCTCGAACGGCAATATGGTCGCCAAGTTCTGTATCTGTGACTTTGACGTCAATCGCAACGGTGTGCAGCTTAACCGAGACACGATTGAAAACTGGATGCAGTCGATGGTGAACCAGCCGCTTGTAGGCAAAATTAAGAAATCCGCCTTTGGTGAGGAGGCAGACTTCACCGGTCATAACATGAAGCGCGTTATGGTGAAGGATGAAGATGGCAACTACACGACCAGCGTCGAGTTTGATACGGACGCTCTCGGCGTGTTTACCAGCGTCGACATCGAGACCATTGATGACAAGGAATGCATCGTTGGTACGGCCGAGATCTGGAGCCGTTACCCGCGTGCTGTGAAGCTGATTCGCGACCGCATTGAAGCTGGCACCCTGAGTACATCCTGGGAGATTTCTGTGAACTCTGCTCGGTCTGAGGACGGCGTGAAAATCGTGGATGACGGTGTATTCACCGCTCTGGCTATGCTCGGCAAGTCCGTGCTGCCCGCATACGAATCCAGCCGTTTGCTCGAAGTGGCCGAAGAAGATGTGGACGACGAACTCATTTCTGCGATCGAACAAGACTTTAAGGAGATTTCCATGGACGAACCGAAAAAGATCATTGAGGACGAAGAGCCCAGTGAGATCGAAGAGACCACGGAGACGGAAGAGCCTGTCACCAATACTGAAGACCCCGTAGAAGAGCAGGAAGATAACGGTTCCGGCGAGCTCGAAGAGGAGCCCGCAGATGAGCCTGAAGAAGAGACGTCTGCTCTGACGCAGTGGGATCTGTTTGACCGTATTACGCGTGCGTGCCGCGAGAAGCTCGGCGGCTGGGGCTACATCGCTTATTGGTTCCCTGCCAACGATGTTGTGTGGTACCGCGATGAGGAGCATTCGCAGAGTGAACTCGACTATGTGTTCTTTGTGTATACGGTTAACGACGATGACACTGTCAGCGTTGACGATGGAATTCCCGTCAAACTATCTGTGTCTGTCGCCGAGGTGAACGACGCTCTGTCCGCCAAAGACGACGCGATCGCGCAGGCCGCTACCGAAATCAGTTCTTTGAAGCAGAAGCTTGCGGAGCTGGAGCCCTTTGTGGAGGCTTATGAGCAGGCTGAGGCTGAGCGTAAGCAGGCCGAGGCGAACGCCAAGATGGACGAGCTGCGTCAGTACGCGCTCCGTAGTGGTCTGATCAGCGAGGCTGATCTGGAAACCGAAGAGATTCAGCATATGATTGCCGAGCTGGACGAGGCCGGCATCAAGCAGGTGATCGCGAGCCGCTATATGGCGTCGCTCAGCGAGAAGCCCGCCCCCGAAGTCAAAGAGACTCCGGTTGTCACCGCGAGCCTGACCGAGGAAGAGGTCAAGCCCGTATATACGAACGCCGTGCTGGCCTATCTTGCACGGTAAAAATGAAATAGGAGGAACCCTATCATGATTAGAGAAATCATTCTTCACGAGGGCAAGATCGCTCCCGCTGATTGCAAGGCTACTGCTGCCGTCAAGACCGGTATGGGTGTTGTGATCGATCGCGAGAATAAGACCTTTGGTCTGCCTTCCGCCGCTACCGCCGCCAACGTCTATGTTGTGCACAAGGAGCGCATTCCTGTTGGCGTGTATGCCAGCGTGGACAACCTGTCCGACTACTTCGAGCAGTTCAACGAGATCGCCGTGGACGAGTATGCTCCTCTGATGCCCTATGCGTTTGGCGACGTGTTTGCCACCGATCAGTATGCCACCGCTCTGGCTGATGCCGACAAGGGCAAGGTTCTGGCGGTCGGTACCGATGGTCTGTGGGCCGTGGCTTCCGGCGCCAGCAAGTATAAGTTTGTTGACTGGTATATGGATAACGGCCATAAGCTGGCGAAGATCGAAGTGCTCGATACCGCTGCCTCTAACTAATGAAAGCTTTAGGAGGATACTACAATGATTGATATCGCTGAAGTTGTGAAAGATGTTGACATGATGGAGCTTGCCAGCAAGACCATCGACGGTGTTGCTCTGACCGATGAGGAGAAAGAGCTGACCGCTGAGCTCGACGCTCAGTTCAAGGAGATCGGTAAGACCGGTCACGATAAGGATCATCTGATCTCTCAGTTCGTGATGAAGACCATCAACGAAGAGATCAACAACGCTCCGGACGAGATTCTGGATCGTATGTTCGACCGCGACACCATCGGTGAACAGGACGATTTCGAGGCTTATGTGACCCCGAAGAACACCCTGGTGGCTCACGAAGTCGCCGCCGGCGGCAATGCTGAGAGAAGCTTTCTGGACATTTCTGCCCTGAAGCCCGTATGGAAGCGCCGCCAGATTGAAACGGACCTTCAGTTCAAGGAGCTGGCTCGCAATGGTTGGAAGACCGTCGCTCTGCTGACTCAGTACGCTGAGGATGCTTTCCGGAACTACATGTTCGAGGACGTGCTGAGCGTTATTGACAACGCTATCGTCAGCGGCGCTGACAACTATATCGCCGAGTCTACCGCTGCCCCCACTCAGGCTACTGCCGATGCTCTGGCTCTGTACCTGCTGGATAACGCCGATAGTGACGGCGCTGTGATGATCGGTCTGAATAAGTATATTCGTGCCATCTCCAAGCTGCAGCCCCAGTTCTTCAATGGCGACATGAAGGCCGAGCTGCATCGTTCCGGCTTCCTTGGCATGTACGACGGCTGCGACCTGTATGGTATCTCCGGCGCCAAGAAGCTTGGCAACGGCGACCTGCTGATTCCCGACAAGCGCGTGTTTGGTATCGCCGGCAAGGTCGGCTCCCTGACTCGCAAGGGCGACATTAACGTCTACCAGGTCGAGAACCCCAACACCGAGCAGATCCATCTCCTGTTCAAGGATTATGTTTATGGCATCGCCTACAACAGCGAGACGCTGAAGAAGGTTGCCAAGATTGTAATGGCTCAGTAATCTACCGGGCCCGCTTCGGCGGGCCCTTACGGAGGGCGCAATGAGCTACTTTTATTGTTATTCACCGCGCCTGAAGCGTGCACTGATTGAACATGGGTTTACCTATATTTGTACCGGCGTGAACTTTCACTCCGGCACCAAGTTTTGGTTATTTGAGTCGAGTGATGCGCTCAACACCTATAAAAATGAAGTGTATCCAAATGAGCGCGACAAATATTGATTATAAGGAGTAAAACAGATTATGGCGAAGCCGCTTGATAAAACAAAGACATATTTAATCTTAAACTACAACCCCTCCCCTGTCGGCGTCACGGTGAGTAAGAATGAAACTATTCTGATTCCCGGTGGTTACGATGACGCGCCGGCGCAGTATCCGCTTGGCCTGAACGAGATCCGTTATATTAACAACTCGTCAAAAGTGTTCAAGATCGGTATGCTGTATTTTGAGCCCGAGTACGAAGCGCAGCTTTATGAAGAGCTGCGGATCGCTAATTGGGAGGACATTCTGCGGGATAAGGAGATCGAAGAGATCGTCCTGAATCCGACCGCCGAATCCCTTGAGCGGATCTTGAGTATTCGGGATCAGATGTACTTTGAACGAATCTATGGTGTTTACATGGGTCTGCGCAACGCCGGAGCTCCGATCTCCGGGAAGGTAGACAGCATTATGCAGATTCGGCGCAAAGAACTCGCGCGGGGAAAAGTGACCACAGAACTGTCCGTCCGGGCCAACGATGTGGCTCGTGCTGATGCGGACGCCGAGAAGATCAAAACACTGGAAGACGAGCTCGCTAAGTTGAAGGGTATGCTGGCCGCTGCCATGCAGCAGTTCGGTACCGTTGCTCCGGCCGAGACGCCCACTCCGGCGGAGGCTCCCAAACAGAGAAGGGGTACGAAGAAACAGGAGGAATGATATATGACCTCCTATGAGACCATCATAGATATGTTCATGCGTCGTGTGGAGCGCGATAAGAAGTTTTTTAACTATGTCGGGCTGAATGACGATCAGGCGCTGCAGCTTGCATACTGCCGCGCAAATGCCTATTTCCATGAGGCTGTATCGATCGTCATGTTCAAGGGCCTGCCGCAGGTCGACTTCACGGATTGCGACGATGAACAAGCGACATTTAATTTCGATTTGACGCAGCGGGAAAAATATCTGCTGTCGTCTCTGATGTACCTGCAGTATCTGGACCGGGATATCGCGTACCTGAAAACGCTGAGTGTGAATTATACCAGCACTGACCTGCGCGTGTTCGATCCGTCCAATGCCCGCAGTACCTTCTTATCTTTGTATCAAGCGGTTAAACATGAATGCGACGAGCTGCTTGATATCTATAAAAACACAGATCGTGATGATGGTACCTATCTTGGGATCAATTTTGACGCATACGACACCGAAAGTTGAGGTGCTCTATGATCGGGATTGATTATTTCAGGGCCATCCAAAACCAGCTTGGTTTCGAGTCAGAGAATGACGCGAGAATCAACGACGCAAAAATGTCTCTGCGGGAAGAGCTGATGACGTCTGTGCATTATGTTGTCGGGGCGCGCAACGGCGTGTCTCAGGGTTTTGTGGTGACTTCTTCCGAATCGTACTTCAAGTATGAGATCGAGGCACTGCCGGATGAAGAACTGAATGTCGGCGATATGATTGAGTGTTTTGACCACATGTGGATCGTTGTGAAAACGCGTGTAGCGTCTCCGTTCCAGACGATCGGTTTGATGTGGCTGTGTAACGTCAAGTTCCGCTGGCAGAACTTCAGTCCGCGCATTATCGAGCGCTGGGGTGTGCTGGATAGCGGTGTGTATTCTACCACAAGAGATGGCGACGACACCGTAATGACCCCCGACAAGCAATTCAAAATCTATTTGCCGTATGATGACGATACCAAGATGCTGTTTATTGATAAAAGGCTGGCTGTTGGTACGACCTATAATCAGTTCGGCGAACAAATACTTGACGTGTACGCCGTAACAGGTGTGGATCACGTCAGCAGCAGTTACGGAAACGACGGGCATCTGTTTGTGTTGAATGCCCGCTCCGAAGACTTCGTGCCGGTGCGTGACAATGTAGAGCTTTTGATATGTGACTACATTGAGAAAGGTGCGGAGCCGGAAGAAATGGTCGGAACAGTAAGCGGCCCGGAGACGATACGCCTCGGCGTGTCGCGTACGTATACGGCTGACTTTGATGTGGATACGTGGAGCGTAACACCGGAGAACGCTTCCATCCGGCTGAGCCCGGATGGCAACAGCGCCGTCCTGACGCTTGCAATGGACGACGATCTGGCTGGTGAGACTATCCGTGTGTGCGCCGCCTGTGATGACGGACAAGCTTATATGGATGTAGAGGTGATCGCGTGAGTGTAGAAACCCATCTTGATGAATTGATCGACTACACGTCGCTGATCATTTCAAAATTATGTAATTCTAAAGAGGTTGTCGCTTTGATAACCGACAACCCCGATCCGGATTTAAGCGGCGAAGATGGCGCGTTAGCTGAGCGCAATATCTTCGACTATGATTATATTGATGATACAGTGCAGAGCGCAGGGGCGTTTATTATGGTTGACGCCGACATGGTGCTTGGACCTACGGGGTCTATCAAGGACATTGAAGTCTACGTACAGGTGGTAGTTTCAAAGACCTATATGGATCTCGATTCCAAGAAATTCAAGGGTGTCAAAGGTAATAGGCGTGATAATCTGGCAAGGCAGATCGATCTGCTGTTAAGGGATAGTCGTGATTTTGGAATCGGAAAGCTGCATCTGAATTCCGCGCGTACGGCCAATGTGCCGCGCTCGTTCACGTCTAAGCTCCTTACGTATACCATCCCGGACTTTTCCAAGAATCGTAAGGTATATTAATGAAAGTTGATGAGTGGTATCTTGTCAGTGGGTCCGACATCCCATGCGCGGACGGACTGTCTATTCGGCAGCCGACACTCCGCGAATTCAAAGACCAGCCTGGATTGCTGCATCAATATTACGCTTATATCAATATTTTCAGTCTGACAAAGAAGATGCTGAGCGATCAGCTTGGCATACAATTGCCTGCTGACGCACAGGACGACATGACGGTGTTCGACATCCTCATGGCGATCACTCAGCTTCGGGAACAATTGTTAGACGCTCTGGCGTTTTATATACGCGACGGTGTGAGCTATGACGAAGAGCGTCATGCGTTTCGCACCGGAAAAGGTGTCTGGATCGACAGCACAAACTATGATAGTGTGCGCGGGATCATCCTGACGTCGAATTGTATTGACAACTCCTTTGAGTCGCCTCCAAAGTTCGCAAATGAGCGGGCGCGTAAGATCTATGAAAAGATCCAAAAGGGGCGCGAGACGGCAGTCAAGACCAAAAAGGGCGGATCAAATCTTGGTTTGCCAAACGTGATCTCCAAGCTGTCATCAAAGAGCAGTTCATACAATTTGCTGAACATATGGGGTCTTACGATCTATCAGCTATATGATCAGTTTAATAACGTCAATCGCAATAGTCAGATTGACATTATAGGTACTCGTTGGGCCGCATGGGGCAAAGATGATTTTGATTTTGCCATGTGGTATAAAAACGAGAATAGTTCGAGCTCGGCTACATGATAGCCGGGCGCATTTTTAGGAGGAACGTCTTATGCAGAATTTTGCAAACAGAGAGGTTTGTAACCTGATTGTCAAAGACTTCAAGACGCAGCAGCCCATTCTGCACTGCGACTATGCCAACACCAACACCACCGAGCTGACTGGCACCAACGTGTTCGCATACGGTGGCTGGGGCCATCCGAAACGTATCGGCTTCTCCGGCGAGAAGGAAGGCACCTTCAGCTTCACCACTCAGCTGCAGAGCTTCCAGCTGTGGAGTGTGCTGACTGGCGGTACTGTCGACAGCAGGGCTGACATCGTGAAGCGCGAGGTCATCAAGTGCACGACCGGTGGTTCTCTGACCCTGACCCTGGGCACCCCCGTTGCCGGCACTGTCAACGTGTTTGCTGCTGAGGATGATGGCGGCACTCCCATTGTTGGTGAAGTGTCCGGTACTACGTTTACCGCTACCGAAGCCAGCGACATCGTTGCCGACCAGTCTTATGTTGTGTATTACACCGTCGCCTCTACCGATGGTGTGCATCGCATCAACATTAAAAACACCACCTTCCCTGTGGCCGTTACCATTCAGGGCGAGTCTTACGAGAAGGGCGAGGATGAGTCCATTCTTCCCTATTACCTGGTGGTCTATAAGGCTCAGCCGCAGCCCAACCTGACTCTGGGCAACAGCAATACCGGTGACCCCAACGAGCTGACCTGCACCTTCGACCTGATGGCCGATGCGAACGGCGATATGCTCGATCTGATCCTCATCGAGGAGTAAGTCACAAAAAAATATAGGAGGCGCAGTTTTTCTGCGCCTCTTTCTTTGAGAGGAGATTTTATGGCTCGAAAAAAGACAGTAAAGCCTGTTGACGTTGAGTACGTTGACGTGGAACAGGAGACTCTTGATGCCTTTCAGGAGGTTGACAAAGCAAAGGATCAAGAGCCGGAGCATGAGATTTTAACAGGCGTTGTTTTAACGAAGTGCCGTGTTGTGTCTTACAATCCGTTCAGCCATATTGTGGTTTATGAACGAGACGGTCAGTTAATTCAGACAAATGCCATTCAGTATGACGGGAGTGGCTATGTCGAAGTTGAGTAAACGAGAACCGAGGCTGCTGAGCCTCGACCAGTCTACACGCAAAACAGGTTGGGGCTGCTTCGAGGGTTCTGACCTGATTGCGTGGGGTGTTATCGACAAGTCGGACATTATCAATTCCGACGAGCGAATTAGAGAAATGACCGCTGAGGTCTGTAAATTAATGGAGCACTACTCCCCTGCCTCTATTGTATTAGAGGATGTGCAGCAGCAGGCGTCGCCGTCTACGACGATCATGCTGGCCAGATTGCAGGGACACATTATGCATGCATGCGACATGCGCGGCGTTCCGTTTTTTACTTATAAATCCACGGCGTGGCGCAAGGTCCTGAAATTTCATCAGGGTGCTGCCAAGCGCGAGGAGTTAAAGGCGCAGGCTATGGAATACATCAAGAAATGTTATGGCCTGGCACTTGGTGAGGATGTGTGTGAGGCGCTGTGTATCGGCCTGTCGCATCTCAAACGAAAGGGCGTTCTTCCGGAGTTGCCCGTACATGATTATAAGGAGAGTAAAAGATGAGTTTTCTGAAAGATTTTTATGAGTCTGAGCCAGTATATGAGAGCGTAGTTGTTACGCTGAATGATCAGGAATACACCGTAAATGTCCGCAAGGATATTTCGCTGCAGGATTTTATGGAGGCTTGCCGCCGTGCCGCTGAGATGTGCTTCTCCTTTGACGAAAATGGCAAGCCCGTGTCTTATCATCCGGCCAACAAACAGTTTGCTGAGAATTATGTAATACTGCGATATTGGACCGACGTGGATCTGAATGAACTTCGTGAACTGTGTCAGTCTGATGAGGAGTACACCGATGCTCTGTGGAGACTGTGCATTAAAACAAACCTCATCTTTAAGATCGAGATGACCGGCGTCACAGAGGGTTTTTACGGAGCCCGTGAAGAGATGATCGAAGAACTGAAGCGCGAGATGCGTCCCGGCATGGATGAGGTTTGGAAGAACGTTAATGACTTCCTTGATTCCATCAAAACGCAATTTGGTGAGATGAGTGAGGAAGATATCGAGGCGACACGAGAGGCTATTAAAAAGCTCGGCGGTATGGATGAGGGGAAGATTGTTGAACTTCTCAAATAATCGATTAGCGTGGTGAGAACCCTCCGCCTTGATAATTGCCGAAATAACGCGGTCGCTTATTGTATTTACTGATTGGATAACTTTTCTCGCGGTAATACACGGCGGCTTCACCGCGGATGGAATCCCCACGATGGGCCGCGCGGTCAGCGTCGTTAGCGGACTGGAAGGCTATACTGCGCTTATAGTCAGCAGCGCGCTGTAATAGTTCTATATATCGCTCATGACAGTCAAGTTGTCTGTAAAGTAAAAATAGTTCCAGCGTTAAGCTTCGTAATGGTTCAGCCGATGCTGTCATTTCATGGCCGAAGCGTTTCACGGCTTCCTCTGCCTCGTGTATACTGTTCTGAATTTTCTTGCCTATATGAAAAGCTGTTGCAAGCAATGTACCAATATACGCTGCTGTGACACTTTCGGTCTGGTAAACAAACTCATTCGCCTTGAGGTCAGTACGTTTAATTAATGATGATCGTTCAAGGTTCGGTTTGGCGTCATTGTGGGATGTGTTGGATAGTCCGTCGATGAGAAATATATATGGCGCGTCGAAGTCGCCGCCCCACGCCAAGCACTCCTCAAAATATAGACGAAACGCATCAAGCGGTATGCACGAGGACAAGTTGTGTGTATAGTTAATATAATATAGAACCTGCAAATTGGAGCCTATGATTTGAGGGTCGTTATCATCTTCGTCTATTATTTTCGTTGCAATACAAAACGAGATGAGTTTTGCGAGTTCTGAAGACTGCGTTGGAAGTGTTGGGTGAATCTGTATGATATCTGTTATTGCCATTTGACAGAGATTTATATATCGATGGTATATACCGCTGGTATAACCAAATTCTAAAAAATCTTGCCTTGTGGTTGGGTTATTACGCGGTTGCGTTTTACTAAAAAACCAATACTTATAGTCATAGATTTGTTGAAATATATCTGACATTTCACAACACCTCCATACCGTTGGCAAAAATAGTTTATCACATTTACGCGCATTAAGCAATCGTCGTTCTGGCTACGTAAGACAGCAGAAACTTATCAATATAGATGGGGTGATTGTATGGGGTTTCATCCAGATCCTGGATTTTTGAAAGCCATAATGCAGGATTTTAAGCCTGATGGAACAAAAAGACGCGGCAAGACATTCGGATCGTCAAATATGGCCGGGCAGAGCAGCGGTAAATACATACCACAAGCAAAAATGGCGTCAAGGTATCAAACCACTCGTACAGTTGTAGATAAAGAGACTGGAGAAAAATCTGTTGAGCCAAATCGGTGGTTAAACCTTAATTATCACATAGATCTTAACAGGCTTTGCGATTTGTTGTATTGGTTTATTCAACAACACATTCCAAGTTTTCCTCGAACTGCTATTGACTACGATTGGAATATTAGTTGGCTCAATCGTGCTAACGGGAAAACATATGATGATGGAAAGGCTCCGATTGAGAAGAATGCCAGATGGGTGCGTTATGCAGATGTATATATCGATCAGGATGCTATGTGGCGTGATTCGCTTTGGAATTCATCTGATGACGGGACGTATAACATGAACAAGCGCAGACCTTATTGGAGTGAAGAGCGTAAAAAGTATGGTGTTAATATCGTGCGCCTGTTTGAGTTTGGTTGGCATGCAGACGGTGGGGTGCGCGGAGTTTGGCATGGCAGAGAAGTGTGGAGTCGTCCAGCACATAAAGCCACATATATGTTATCGGACGCGATTAAGATATTTAACCAGAGCACCAATCGTGGAGTGACCGCGACACTACGTGGAAAATACAACTCGTAACATTGGATGTTCGGCGAAATAAGTATGTCTAATATGGTGTCTTAAACTATGCGCTTCTATTTCTGAGGCGTATAGTTATATGAAATTGAAAAATAAAAGGTGGTGATCCATATCGCCGGTCAAGATAATATTGCAAGAGTAACATGGGGTGTTGAAGGCGGATCGCGGGTCGGTGGTGCGACATATGATCTTATTGCCAAAGAACTGAATGAAATCGCGAATAAACTAAGCGAGGATGGGCGACGCCCAAGAGTTACTTTTGGTGTAGCAAATACAGCGGAAGATTTACAAAAAGAATTAACCCGCGTTGTTGGGTCAAAGCCGCTTCAAATTGATGTTGGCTTTACGCCATCTTCTAAGTCGGCGCAAAGTGTTTCAAAATATTCACACGATGTAATTGAGTCATACACCAAATCTATTCAGCAAGTGAGCGCGCTTGGCAATATCATGATGGAAAAACAAGCGCGTGCTCAAATACAAGCTCAATTAGATACGGCCAGGCGTTATTATGATGAGTATGATCAAATAATTAATAAGCGTCCAAAGATTAGTGATAACATTAAAGAGGCTAAAGAGCAATTTGCAAATTGGGCTGCAATAAATACTGATCCGGATGGTGATTGGGAGCGCTTTGTGATCCGCATGCATAACGGCAAACTGGCGCTCCAAGAGGTTAACGAGGCGTGGCGGAGTGTTAATCAAGATGACCCTGGTGCAATTAAGGCATTCTTTAACGAAATCAATGATGCCGCCACTCAGGTAGATGATCGTATACAGGAGTTGGAAAGCCGACTTGAGTCAAATGATTTAGACACTTCTAAATACGGTGCCAAGGTAAAAGAAATACTTGTCAGTAAATATGGCGAAGTAATCAACGAAACTAATGCTGCTCTTGAAGCTAATGGGTTTGAGGCGTTATCAGTCGATAAAATATTGCAACTAAACCCGGATGAAATTAGTCAGTATTTAAGCAGTACACTTGGTACTGTTATGGAGCAGGTTGAAACTCAGGTGGAGGCGCAACCACAACAAGCAAATGCGTTGCGTTTTCAAGCGGACGATTCTCCCGAAGCTATTGAGGCTTTACGTGCATCTATTCAAGCACTTGTATCTTCTGTTAATACCGATTCCTACAATCTTAAGTTTGTGGCAGATACCAGCGCAGAAGGGTTAAGTGCGTTCTCAGAATCATTATCTGCGTTTAAGGAATTAAATAGTGGGCAACCGATTGAGGTTAAAGTCACTACCGGGACTTCACAAGAAGCGGTCAATGAATTAATCAAATCGGTGCGTACTTTGTGGCAGCAGATCCAAAGCGATCAGCTGCCTATTCAGTTTAAGCCGGCAGAAGGCACGCTCGACGAGTTACGAACCGCGATTGGTGCTGCGTTGGAGGAAGCTGTTGCTGTTAAGGTGCGTCTCGATGGAGCCGAATCCGTTGATCTTTCTAAAGAACAAGAGGCGTTTAGTCAGCTTAATGATGCCATAAAAGCGCACTCTGATCTTATGGGAAAAGCTGAGTTAGCAGAGCTGTCTAAAGGTGATACTGCGATTGAGCTTACGAAAGCGCTTGAGGAAGAGGCCGAGGCTTTTAAAAAGAGTGCCGACCAAATGCGCGAGTATGTCAAATATCTCGATGCGAATAGTCAAAAATTAACGAAGGCTACTCAGTTATCGGATAAGATGCGGCAGCAGCTTAAGGACCAGACTACTGCCAGCCAGGCTTCCGAGGCAAAACGTAAAGCTGAAACTGCCGCAATTGAGCAGCAGACCGCAGCTCTACAGCGTGAAAACGCTGAGCTTGAGAATAATAAATTAAAGCGACAGGAAGCAAACGCGCTTGGCAGAGAGAAGAGCGGACAGGCAAAAGCGTGGAACACATTAAATAACCAGGTCGCTGATTATGCCGACACCGCTAAATTGGCCGAAAAAGAAGCAGAATATAATTCTCTCGTTGACACAATACATAAGCGCAATGGCGATTTGAGCCAAGCTCAAATCGCGTGGACAAATCTCAAAAAACAGCTTGATGACTTCAGAAAAGAAGCAAGAAAAACAACTCAGGACGTTAACAAGGCAAACTCTGCTCAGTTATCAAATACAAAGCTGCAAAATAAGCTTACTGATTATTATCATCAGTTTGAAAGGCAGATAAAGCTTCATCCGGAATTACTTGCTCGATATAATACCGCGCTTGAAAGTCTCAAAACTGATAAGTTTAACCAAAATACCAGGCAAGCCGCTAAGGAAGTGCAGGATTTCATGGTTGCCTGTGAAGAAGCAGGTATTAATGGGATTCATCCGCTTCAAAACCTTATTGGTGGTTTTTGGAATAAACTTAAATTTGGTTCGCTTGCGGCGCTCGCCGGTTCCGTGCGGAGGTTGGCTCGTCAGGTTTACACTAACGTCGTAGAAATCGACGACGCTATGACACAGCTCCGCATCGTCACGGGTGCGACTGGCAGCGAGATGAATCAGTTCTTCGCCAAGTCTACCGATCTCGCTTCTAAGCTTGGCAAGAGTGTCAAGGATGTGCTTGGGTCGATTGAGACGTTCTCGCGTCTTGGTTATACGCTTGAAGAGTCCAGTACGCTTGCTGAGTACGCCAACATTCTTTCGAATGTTGCAAATGTAGATGCGAGTGCTGCCACAACAGGTCTGACATCCATCATCAAGGGTTATAATCTTGAGGTCTCTGACTCTGAGCATATCGCCGACGTTTTGATCAATGTCGGTCAGAAGTATGCGATCAGTGCCAGTGAACTGATGGATGCGTTTGAGCGCGGCGGCGCAGCTCTGTATGCGTCCGGTACCGAATTTGAAAAATCCGCCGCACTATTTGCCGCCTCAAACAGCGCCATTCAGAATGCTGATAAAGTTGGTACAGCGTTCCAGACTGTATCGGCGCGTATTCGCAAGTCTGAGTCTGAATTGGAAGAGCTCGGCGCGGATTACGAAGATATCGCCAACGGTATGTCAAAGTATCGCGATGAACTGAAGGCGCTGACGAATGTCAATGGCACTGGCGGATTTGACATTATGATGGATGCGGATCATTACAAGGATATCTATGATATCTTTGTTGGTATCGCAGAAGTCTGGGACAAGATGACTGATCCGCAGCGTGCGCGTACTGCCGAGATTCTTGGTGGTACACGTCAGCTAAGCATTATTTCGTCGACGATCGCTGCTATTTCTGACGCGGAGGGCGCACTCAATGACGCAATGAATTCTACCGGTGTGGCCGCAGCAGCTCAGGACCTTTACATGCAGAGCATCACCGGGCATATTCAGCAACTGAGCGCGGACTTCCAGAAGCTGTCTTATGATCTCTTAAATTCTAATATCGTCAAAAATATTGTTGATGCAGCCGATGCCGCTGTCAAGTTTATAGACAAGATGGCGGAGGCAAAGGCGATTGTGCCAACGCTTGTTGCTGCCGGCGCAGCTCTTGCTGTGATTGTACAACACGCGAAAGTGTTTGGGTATGCCAAGTATATTGATATACTCAAGGAATCAATAAAAGGTCTTAGTGGGGATGCTCTTGACGCGGCCAAGTCAATGCTTGGTGTGGCCGAGGCAAATAAAAAGGTTGCTGCTACTGCTACAGGTCTTACAACTGGCATTGGTCTTGTTGTATCTGTTCTTTCGACGGTTATTGCGGCATATCAAAAATATAAACAAGAGCAAAGAGAGGCTTGGGAGGCAGGAGTTGAGGCTGGTAAGTCAGCAAAAGATAATGCCGACGAGCTTACTTCTCTTGTTGCTAAATATGAAGAATTAGTTGAGGCCAGAAAAACCGATCTTGGTGTACAACGCGAATTATACGACGCTCAAAAGCAGTTAAGTGAAGCGCTTGGCAATGAGGGTTTGAGTGTTGACAACCTCGCTAAACGGTATCGTGGTTTAACAACGTCGAGATTGGCAGACGCTCGAATTGCCGCACAATCTGCTGTATCTGATGCTGAAAGTTTCTTATTTGACGCGACACGGACTAAGAGTAAAATAGGGATTACTGTGGGTGTCGGAGATAGCTCGTACGGTATTGTTACTGGCTGGAGCCGTGACAGCGCTGCAACCAATCAAAGCATAATTGAGGCTTTGCGGTCTGCCGGATTTGCACCATCGTCTGAAACGAGTCGAGGCGCTGCTTTTGATTTTATAGATGAAGATTTGACGACAGTCGATAGCATTCTTCGTGTTTACGAACAAGTAGCGCAAATGCGTCGCATCGCTGGCGATATCGATGTAAACTCAAATGTTTTTGAGTCTCTCGATAAGATTTATCGCGGCTTGTCTGATGCTGTAACACAGTATACAACCACAGTGAGCAATAATAATGAGGTTGTTGCGCAAGAAATTTTATGGCAGCAATCTTTGTCTAATGAGCTACCACAAACAGAGGAAGAATTCAAAAAATATCGCGCTTCGCTTATTATGAGTGTTGTTGCCGGTGGCAACTACATAAACAATGGCATTGCGATTGGTGATGTGATTGATGCGCTTTTAAGTAAGGATGATCGTTTTGTACGCTTCTTTGAGGATGGGGCTGATGCGGTAAACGATACAGCAGGCGCTGTCTATAATGCCGCAACCAGTTTTGAAAAGCTTGATAAATTCAAAGACGCCATTTCGTCTCTCAATGACGCATTTGATGATCTTAGTGCAGATGATAGCACTGGTATTACGTATTCTCACCTAAAAAAGATCAAAGAAGAGTTCGCTGATGTTGACGGTGTTGATACATATATTGCGCGTCTGTCTGCCGCTGGGACAAATGCAGAGGAAGTTAATAAAATCCTAAACGAGCTCGCAACGGCAAAACTTCGGGATGAGGCTGCTACACTTGCTGGGGCTGGCGCTAATGAAGATCTTATTCGTGCGTTACTGGAAGAGGCCGGCGTTACAAATGCAGCTGAGACGGCGGCCGATACGCTTGCCGTCGCCGAGGGTAAAGTTGCACTACAAGCCGCTATTGCCAAAGGCAAAATCGATGAGTTTATTGATAACCTCCGCAGCGAGGCCGTGTATTCCGACAACGCGAAAAATGAGCTGTATCGTCTGGCCGCTCAAATGATTCTGACGAACCAAACGAATATGGACATGTCACAGCAGATCAATGAGCTGAAGAAAGTCGCTTTGGCTGCCGGAGTTGCCTCTGTAGCTGTTGCGAGCGTAGTCCAGAGCATAGACAAGCCTGAGATCGTTAAACCGAGCCAAAGAGGGTTGGTTACAGACTCCGGCACCGGCGGCGGTTCGGCGCTGGACAAGCTATGGGCGCTTATCGACGAACAAACAAGCGGTGGGACGACGGCCTACGATTTTGCTGATCTGGAAAAAGACAAAACCAGCAGCGGCGGCGGGTCTTCTTCCTCGAAAACAGAGAACGAAACCCGTATTGAAGAGATCGTCAAAGAATACGAGAACGCGACCAGTTCCCTGCAATACGAGCTAAATCTGCTGGAACGTCAGTACGAACATCTTGAAGCCAATGGCGATTTGGATGGCATGAACGCCAACCTCGCTAAACAGGCCGAGCTGCAGCAGCAGTTGAAAGATGCGGCACACAAAACAGCCGATGAGCTTCGTGCGTTTCGGGATGAGGCTGAGCTGGCCGCCGATGAAGCGGCCGAAGTTGACAAACAGCTCGATGCTCTGAGCAGCGACTGGTATGACGCCGATAAGGACCGCCGGGCGGCGATGAAACAGAGCTTTGATAATCAGCTTGAAGCGCTTGAGGACTACATCGACCGCTGCAACGATCTGAATGATTGGGGTGCCGACAACGAGGTGGACGCCCGCAAACGGGCGCTTGACCTGCTGGAAGACGCCAATCGTCAGGGCTTGCTGGATTATAAAGACTACTGCGACCAGCACAAGGATATGACCAAAGCGCTGTATGACGCCGAGATGGACGCTTTGAACGACTATGTGGACGCCATGCAGAAGGCCATCGACAAGCAGAAGGAGTTCCTGGAAGAGCAAAAGGAAGCCGTCGAAAAGGAAATGTCCGGCTATGACGCTGTAGTCAACGCCTTGTCCGACCTGATTGACGATGTTACGAGTTCGCTTGAGGATGAAAATTCCGAGCTGGAAAAGCAGAAAGAGCTTCAGGAAAAACTCATGGAGCTTGAGCGACTTAAAAACCAGAAGACGCTTCGCATCTATCGTGACGGCGTCGGGTTTGTGTATGAGGCGGATACCGTGGCGATTCAGGAGGCGCAGGATGCTTATGATGCGCTTGTCGACGACATTAACAACGATGAAGCGCAGAAGCGTCTTGATAAGCTTAAGGAGGCCATCCAAAACATCACCGGCCGATATGGTCTGGAAAAGGATAAGGCGCTCGCTGCTGCCATTCTCGGGCCCAACTGGGAGAGCAGCTGGTCTGCCTTTATTGCCAAGCTGGCCACCAATGACGCAGATAGCGAAGCGATTTTCTCCTCCCTACTCGATGAGGTGCAGGACTATACAGACGAATATTCTCTTCTGTCTTCCAAGGTGGATGAAGATGTTGAGGGCTCTATTTCCGATCAAATCAAATCTTTGGATGATTTAAGCGACGCATGGGATGACTGGCTGGATGGCGTTAAAGACGCAAATTATCAGTATGTCGATGCGTTGGATTATGTCGGGATGGCTGAAATGCAGATTTTCAGTAATAGGTATGATACACTGTCTACTTTTGTAGATGCGTCCGTAGCAAAGCTGTTGGAATTAAATGCTGCCATGGGCTCCTCCGGAACTTCTCTGAGCGGACTGACTTCGCCGTTTGGTGCGACCATCATGGCGCCCGCCGGCACGACACTCACTGTCTCTGATGATTCATACGAAGGCCGCGTACGTGGCTTATCAGAATTAGCATATAGTGACGGAGCTGCCGTCAGGGCTTATGCGGATGAAAATGGTAACATCGGTGCATATTATATTGCTCATGCAAAGTCTGTTGCTCATGGACAGACGGCAGACGCGGCGCTAGCATATCTGGACGCAGGAATTCGCTCTGGTCAAATTTCTAAAGAGGATGCCGCCAGTGCGCTCAATGAAATTATTGACAGGTCTAGTATCCAGAGCAATCGCGAAAAGTATAGGACGTTTTTACACGCCATTGAAGATCTGGAAGATGATGATTATGATCGAAAGTGGCGAGAATATGCATCTGGCGGCGTTGTGGATTATACCGGTCCGGCTATTGTACACGGCGCAACTTCCAGCGAAGTTATCTTTAATGGCAAAGACGCGAAGAAACTGTATGAGTATGTCCACGCCACACCAGACTTAGTTTCAGCTATGCTTGCCAGGCTTGGTATTCCGGCAGTCGGCGGTGCTCTTAATATCGGCGCATCGGTCAAACCAAGCCAATATGGCTCGGTTAACGCTGACAGTAACACCATCAGCATCGATATAGGTTCTATCATTTTGAACGAGGTTCAGGATGTCAATGGTTTGGCCAAAGCTATCGAAATGGAGCTTCCTGCCGCAATCACACAAATGCTATATAAACGTTAAAACTGGCCGCCCTTATGGGCGGCCTTATGCTATACGAGAGGAGGTGGGCCGTGGCAAGCATTCTCATTAAATCCATTACACCGTTTGACGCACTGTATGACAACACGATTTCGTTTGTGTATACAGGCAGTCAGATTGTAAAAAACCGTCTGGTTATCAAAAGCAATGCGACAGGCGAGACTGTTTATGACCAGGAAATTTCGTCTTATGTAGCCAGTCACACCATACCATCCGGGACGCTGCAGAACGGATCGTACTATACCTGTACAGTCACAGCTTATTGGCTGGTATCTGATCAGACCTATGACAGCATTACCAGTCAATCCGCCAGCTTCTTATGCCTGACGACTCCGACGTGGTACTTTGACGGGGTGTCGTCCGGGTCGATCTTGAGCTCCTCTACGCTGTCGGCGCGGCTTACTTATGAACAGGCAGAGGGCGAGCTGCTCAACGAATATGAGGTGCTTTTGTACAGTTATACTGGCGTGCAGCTTTTTTCAACTGGCGCTTTATATGACAGAACGTACGCGGCAACGATCAGTGGGCTGGACGACAATACGTCATATTATTTGCGGGCAGTTGGACAAACCGTCAATGGTATGTCCGTCGATACCGGCAGGATTGCTGTTGCAACTCATTTTGATACCTTATATGGCGGCGGGCTTCTGAGCCTGGTTAACCAATATGACAAGGGATATATCGATGTCACGTCAACCATCGCAGCCGTGGATGGCGAGGCATCTGGCACGGTTGTCTATCTTGATGACAAGGAAGCTGATCTGCGTAACGGAACAAACGTGTTGTTTTCCGGTGTTAATATTACCGGGGAATTTACATGCACTGCTTATGTGCGTGATCCAGTGCTCAATCAAAACGTATTGTCATTTTTGAATGGGCAGACGCCGGCGTACAAAGTTTATTTTCGCAGTGACGGCAACGACCCGCATTTACTGCTTTGGGCCGAGGTCCGGCAAGAAGGAACCTATTCAACAAGTGTGTATCTCAGTGACCCCATCGCCTATCCAGACGCTGATACGCCGCTCTATTTATATATCGCTCAAACTGACGGCGTCTTAGATGTTGTGCTGCAAACAGCGGAGGTGGATAGTTGATATGATTTTTCTTGGTTATAGCTTTGCTGGATACACAGACTCGCAGAGTCGTTCGCGCGTTGCGTCAGAGAGCGTGACCGATGTGACGGCCGCCTATGCTGTCTTTGACGATTTGCATATATTGCGTCAGATCACCGAACCGGATCAGAGCATTGAGCTTGCATGGGACCCCTATACCCTGCTGTTTTGTGAGTTTAATGGTTCTCTGCTGGCCGGCAATGTGGATTACTATTTGGAAAGTGTAGATATGGTGCGGCTCAAGCGGCGCAAAGAGGGCGAGCTGGAGTGGATGACCATCTGGCAGCAGCCGGTCTATGAGGCATCGGATCTATCCTTCCATTTTCTTGATTTTACTGCGCGTGCCGGACAGGCATATGAATATGTTTGCGTTCCGGTCTGCGGCGGCGTTGAGGGTGAAGCCGAATCGTTCAAGATCACATCGGAGTTTGACGGCTTGGTGATTGCAGATGGCGCTGTCGCCTTCGGGTCACAGTTTGACGCGGAGGTCACACAAACACGCAACAGCCCCGCAACCGTGGTCAATACGATCAATCGCCGATATCCATATGTGATCCGCAACAGCGCAAACAATTATGATAGCGGCACGGCCGTCGCCTTCTTTGCGGAATACGACCGGGATATCGATGATGTTGACACGGATACTGCGTGGGACCACCGAAGCGAGCTCAAGGACTTTTTAGTGTCCGGCACGCCTAAAATTCTGAAGTTCCGTGACGGTCGGATGTGGCTTGTCTCGATTTCCTCGTCTCAAATCACAGATGAAAAAGCCGGGCATGACGATTTGGTTCATACCTCTTTTGAGTGGACCGAGATCGGCGACTGTGATAGCAGCGACGATCTGTATAATGCCAACATTCTGACGTATGCCATATCGGACGGCAGCGAATCGGCGATTTGGTCCAATTTTGATATTGATGAAAATGGACATCTGATTGCCACATACGACGCAGCTGATGATTTTGTCAACCGCGTCTCTGTAGGAGCGTCAGCCAGCGGCCATCTGACGATCGTCAACAACCAGCAGCTTAGAGACACCGTTTTCTCATTAACTAACAGTGGTAATTTGGAGGTAGAATATGTCGGTTAAAGATCTGGGACGGGCAATCCCGTTGCATAAAGGCTCATATGATAACGACACCACATATGAGCTGAATGATCTTGTTGATTATCAGGATAGTACGTATTGGCATATTGGCAGTACCGCGACGCAGGGTGTGAAGCCGACCAACACCAATACGTGGAGACTTGTTATTCTGGATGGTACCGCAGCCCGCACCTATGCATCCGAGGCAGAGGCCGCCGCTCAGATGGCGCAGAGTGCGAGCGCTCTGGCCCAGGTACACGTTGGCGCTCCCCTTACCGCGTCAACGGTCTCAGCTATGACGGATACGTCACGTATCTATGTGTACGTTGGGTCTGAAAGCGGTTATACCAACGGTGACTGGTATTATTATAACGGATTGACATGGGTGTCCGGCGGCGTCTACAATTCGACGGCGTTTGTAACAGACACAACGTTGCTGCTGGAGGGGGCGGCAGCGGATGCCAAAACGACAGGTGATACCATCAGGCTGAGCACGTCCGGCATGATCGGGTCTGACGTTATTGAGTGGGAGGTCGGCGGCATCAATGCATCCGGGGCAAATCTCTCAAGCAGCTCCAGACTCAGGACTACGGATTACATTCCGGAGAATATCACCCGGCTCTATGTGCCGAGCGGCGATTATGAGTTTGCAGTGTATGCCTATGACGAGAATGACACCTTTGTCGGTTCGTGGACTGGGTGGGATCTGGTGTCTGGCGTTACTGCGAGTTTTCATACCAGCGTATCGCTGGCTGAGCTTGGCGACTACAGCTTTCGCATCGTGCTGCGTGACAAGGCGGATACGACCGCAGCGCTTGTGATTACAGATGCCGACAATATCGTCATGTATGCCACGAATGCAGACGAATCGCTGTCGATTGCCGGAGCATACGCCGATGCCAAAATGACCGGGGATGCGATTCAACGCGGTCAATACGCGGAAGAGCATATCCGGCAAAATATGTTCAGCGTCGAGCGTTCACCCAGCACATCCAGCGGGTTATTTACGCTTACAGACAAATCGCTCAATATTATAACCGGTCTTTTGACTAGCACGTCTGCTACTCTCGGTTGTCACACCAACTGCATCTCTGTATCCGGCGACTGCTGCGCCACGCTCGGTCTCGCGGATTATGTGTGGACATGCTTCAGTTATAAAGGCGGAGAGATCGCGTCCAGCTCTGAACCGACGAATCAAACAGAAGGTCAGTATGTCAGCGGTTCCAATCCCATTTATGTGACGCTGGATGATGACTACACACATATCGCGATCGGCTTCCGACGCGTTGATATGGCGGCTATGACGACGGACCTGACCGATATGAGCAGTGATTACTACAGAATCCAGCATGCCCTGCATGTGTGGATCAAGGCGACGCCTGACACAACGCTGACGTTGAGTGGAGAGGCCGCTGACGCTAAGGTAGCCGGGGATGCGATTGCGGCCTTGAATGATACAGTACGATACACGATCGATATTTCTAATTTCAGTTGGTCATATGGTGGCGTGGCTGCCAACGGCAAAAATCTGAGCTATGACACAAGGCTGCGCCTGCTTGGGCAGAATGGTAGTGGCGGTATTACGGTCAGCGCCGGCAGTAGTATTAGCGCCAACAGCGGTTATAAATTCTGCGTTGCTCTGTACAGCGCATATCAAGACGCCAGCAATAACACACTGATTGATTATCGTAGCATGGGCGCTGGCAGTTATACGATCTCGGAGGATTGTATTATACGCATTGCCATCGGTACGACCGGCGACGATGTGTTGTGGACAGAGGACGGCGAAGGGGTAAGAACGCTGACCGCAGAAGGAGTTGCTGCCGCAGAAAATGCGCTGACACTGAATTTGTACGGCGGGACGGTTAAACAGGAAATTGAGAACCTGAAGGCTGGTACGGAGGAAGCCTCCCGCGTATTAGAGCTGTCGGATGAGATACCACTGAATGCCGTCGACTATCATGCGCTGTGGGATAATATGGTCGGCAGCGGCTATGTTGACCGTGAGTTGCTGGCCAATATTAACGATGATGAGACGTTGCCGATGTATCTATATACCATGCGCAGCTTCCCGCATCATATGGCCTCTAACTACGATCTGGTGGCTTACAGCGCGTTTAATACGAGCAGCGTGGCTAACGCATGGCGTACCAGCGTTGATTTGAGTGAGATTGGTGATTATCAATTTAAGGTTGTACTAAACTCTACGGATGGCGAAACTGCCATGAATACAACTATGTCGGATAGTCTAAAATTCATGGACAAAAACGGAAATGATGTGGTTGTTGACGGTTGGGAGCTCGGAACATTTGTGGCAAAAACCGGAGCAACCTCGGCAAGCTCCAAACGCATTCGCACAACAGACTATCTGCCATCCGAAGTGGCCACAATTACACTAACGTCTGCAAGCTATAAATTTGCTATATATGCATGGACGCAAGATAACGATTATCTGGGTATTTGGGCCCGAGACAACCGTTTATACCAAAAACCGAAAGCTTTGATTACAGCCGGCATTCATGGCTGCGAGCGGGCTATGCCGGTGGTGGCATGGGATTTTGCCCGCCACCTTGCAACAGACAGAGAGTATCAGACGCTGCGCGACACATTTGACTGGTATTTTATCCCGCTGTGCAACCCGTGGGGGTTTGGGCACACGGCCATTCTGACTTCGACGATCGGGGATACAAAACCGACCTATGGCATAACGTCATATACGAAAGATACAGCGGAGGATTATACCGTCGAAGATAATACCAGCACGATGCATTACGGCATTCGTCGCAATCTGGCCGGGTATGATTGCAACCGGGATTTTTATGATGAGGACTACGTGTATTCCGGCCTTACATATGGGTTTAAGACGCAGGAAGCGCAACTGATCAAATCAACAATCGATCGGCTGACAGCCGATGGCGTGGATTTTGCTTTCGCGATCGATTGCCATCAGGCCCAGTGCAGCGAGACAGCGAGCACGACCGGCGCTGACGATGTTGGCGAGATGGTCAATAATGTGTCTGCGTTTCTATCTGTGAGTTATGAGGCAACAGACGAAGATAAAGCATTTGTTTATGGAAAATTTATGAATGCCGCTGCCGAGACGATATATGATTTGTCTGTCTGGAGCGATAAGGAAGAGCGACAGACAATTTATCCGTGGGACGGGACTAGCGCAAAAACAATGCGGAACTATCTGCATGACTACGCTGATTACGCCATGTGCTTTGAGGGCGGCCAGACATGCGCTTATTACAGTGGGCTGACTGGAACTGCTAACTGGAGCAATGAAATATGTCGCGATGTGGTTAACACACAGTTCCAAGCATTCCTTCGCAAGCTCGGCGAGCATTGGTCTGATGTGACCGGGGATAACGAGAGGCAAGAGGCGGCTGAATATTATGTTGGCCCAACGCGGGAATATACAAGTTTGACCAGGCTGTTTCTGGATCTGGCCTACGACACCTCCGAGAAAACAATTTATGTAGACCCGGGTGAATATGATATTTTTGCTGAATACAGAGCAATTGGCGTTCTCTCACCCATTACCGGAACCAGCACAAATACATATGAACCGTACTGTGTCTATGTGCCACCCAATACGCGGCTTATCGGTCTTGGTAATGTAACACTAAAGTGGGATCCTGCAGCAAGCGATATTACAGAATTGGAAAGTCAGATCTGGTCACCTCTTAACGTGCGCGGTAACGTCGAAGTTGAAAACATAACAGTGCTGTGTAATAATGGCCGGTACTGCCTGCATGATGACCCGCAGGGCAATTCAAACTCAGGAACTAGGCATATTTACAGGAACTGCAGTTTTGTGCGAAACGTTAAGACTATCTCCGTCACCAGTTTTGTGCAGGTGATCGGGATGGGCTATACGGACAACAGCTATTACGAGTTTGACGGCTGCACATTTGAAAACCACCTGACCGGCTCTCTCAATTACTGTGCGGGCGGGCATGAAGGTGCGACAAATAACGGCTGGAATGACAGCGCAAACAAAGGCCCGTTGGTTATATATAAAAACTGTGTGATGACCACGCAATACGGGACAAACGCTATGCGCTTCCAGACAATAAACACGACAGATCAGCAACGCATTCGGGTACAGATTTTGGGCTGTTACCTAAGCGGGAATGTCTGGCTTGACCAATATACCAGCAACAGTAAGCAGTTTTTCGATTTGTTGTTGTTAAAATCCGGGAATCCTACGATCCAAATTGATATTGGTACCGACAATCCGTATACGCCACAGGTGTTTCAGTAATGTATATAATACAGCAACAGGACCTTGAGGTCTTAAATCAATCCGACAGACGCCTGTATGCCAGAATCGACGTATTGAATCATGAACTTCAGACGATTGTTTCGATTGACGGCGAGCTGGTGGATGACAGCTATACGGTGGACGCGGAATCGGATGTAAGGCGTGTATACACGCTGACGCTCCATGTGTCTGATGACAGCTATCTGGTGGGGCGGGATAAAATCGTCTGGATGGATAAATATGTAAGAATTTACGTCGGCATATTTTATGAACGGGAGCAGACAATTCTGTGGTATCCGTGCGGACTTTATTGCTTTGACAAGGCCGGGTATTCTTACGACGCCACCACAAACCAGCTGTCGCTCTCTTGCGTGGACCGTATGGCAGAGCTAACCGGCATACGAAACGGTCAGCTTGGCGGCGAATTAACCAAAATTCCTGCCGACACTTTGGTGCGGGACGCCATGATCAGCGCCGTCACACAGCTTGGCGGCATTGAAAAATATCGGATCGCCGGCATGGATGACCTGCTCGTTCCATATGATCTGGAATTTACACGCGGCAGCAATGTGTATGATATTATTTCCGAGCTGCGCGATCTGTATCCGGGGTACGAGACATTTTTTGATGACGATACGTTTGTGTGCCAGCCGTATCCGACATATGCGTCAGATCCTGTGTTGCTGAACGCGGACACCATCTCCCCTCTCGTGATTTCGGAAAGTGCGGATTATGATTTTACGCAGGTTCACAACGTTGTTGAAGTGTGGGGGCATTGTAATACCAGCGACTATTTTACGACCAATGTGACGGTGACCCAGTCTGGCAGCAGCGTAACGATCCAGGCTTCCTATTCGGGTGTTTCCACTCCGCAGAACGGTAAGATATATGGTTTTTCTCTGCCGTCTATTGAGGCCGGAACGGCACTGGTTCGGTTTGGTTTGTCGAACAGCACGTATAACATACGCGACAGCCAGCGGACTTTGATCCGCTCCAGCGATTTGAAAGGCGGACGGTCGTATTTGCTGAAGTATCGCGCCGTTACTGAAAGCGGCGGGTATTTCGAGCTGCTTGGTCAATATCAGATTGTTGCCGTGACGAAAATGGTGTCGGCGTTGCCGGACACCGAGACGCGTGAGACAGAGCTGGATAGCGAGGCCACCGATAATATTTCGTACGTGGTCGACCCGACCAACCCGTTTTGCCGAGAATATGATCTTGGTGAGATTCGGCTCGTGCTGGGCGACGGCGACTATGACAATATTTATTCAGAGTCGCTGGCGTTGCAGCGGGCTGAGTATGAGCTGTGGAAGGCGACCGATCTGCAAGACACACTGTCTTTGGAGATGATCGATATACCCTGGTTGGATGTGAACACCAAGCTGGAGATCCGCTCGCAGCAATCCGGCAAAGTCGACGTATATCTGGTCAAAAGCAAGTCCGGCAGCAGCATGAGCGGCACCATGTCCATTCAGGCTATCAAATTCAGGCCATATTATCCTTGGGACAGAACCGAGGAATCGGACGAGCAGGAGTGATCCTGCTCGTCTTCATCATAACAGGGATAGGAGATTTTTATGAGTGACACATATACGGATTTAACAGAAACCGTATTCCCTGACGGCATAGACACGTTGACGCGTATGCGCGACGCATCGTCCGGCGACATTACCAAAATCGCGCAGTATAACCAATATATCAGCGACGGCGAATTTTCCAGCGCCGCAGCCATGGTACAGGACGACCCGCTGTTTGCGCAAGTGATTTTTAATGCGGCCAAGCTGAATCAGCTCTCTGATTCGATTGTTGCTATCGAGCGCACCTGTTTTCAGAACGGGTGGACCGGTTCCGACAGCAGTACGCTGGTGCTGCGGGACGGATATTCCAGCACGACCTCTTATGAGGCAGGGAACTGTGTGTTTTATAACGGCACTTTGTGGAAGTGTTTGCGCAGCGTCAGCCGCGTTGCGCCGGGCAGTAATTCCACGTATTGGGAGCAGATTTATCCGACGTCATCCTCTCAGTTTCCGCTTAATCAGGTGACGCCGGACGCCGATACGCTGTCTTTGTTTGGTCTGGGGTCCAGCGGTACCGCAGGGGATATTGCACGGTTTCTTGGCAGCTACGGACTGTATACATGGCAGGCCGTATCATCGCAGACAGTTTATCAGAAGCGCGAAAGTACCAAAGCAGCATCACTGACGTTCTGGTCTGATTGGTATGAGGTTTCTGTCGATAGAGACACAATTCCTGTCGTTATCACATACTATGACACCCTTACTGTCAATCAGAGCACCGGTCAGTTTATCACTGGTACTCAGCACATGATCAGCTCCAATGACGCCACCCATTTTACCGATGTGTTAGGCGCATATGTTTTCTATAACGGCGCGTGGATGCACATATCGGATTCCGCCACGCTGACAAAGGTGTATGACCTTGACAGCAACGACGACACACGTCGTGCCGGTATCACGATTTCTGCTGCTTATCAGGTTTATAGCGATCAGCAATCGGCCGGCAATATGTTCGTGGTGACAAGTCAGAACCGAAATGCATATCCGGATTCGGGCACACAGGATGGTATCACATATCATTATTGTGGCGTGCCATTCGATCATTTAGCCACGTCAATTCGCTCCGTGTCCGGCATGTATGTCGGTACAGGCGGTCAGGTCTCACTGACCATCGGTTTCCGCCCGGTGCTGTTTGCTATACAGGCACTTGGGTCTTCTTCCGCTACGATTGTGCTGCTTGGCAATACAGTCAGCGGCATCACGATTGGAGACACAGCAATCACGCTGACCTCGTATATCACAGCGGGGACCACATATGTCTGGGCGGCGCTCGGCTAAGGCGGTGTCCTATGGCTGATACGATCAAAAGTTTGGCCAGCGCTATCATATCCGCATCACAAAAGGTGCTGGAAAAAGCCAAATTCGATGTGACCAGACGCGGTGTTGTGCAGGCTGTTTCCGGCAGCCAGTATACGGTTTTGGTGCAGGGTCAGGAATATACTGCGTGCGGCGCGGCGAATATGCACGCCGTCGGCGATATCGTTTATGTACTATTCGCGCAGGGTGATGAAAAGCTTGCCATCATCCTGCCTGTTTCTATATAAGCAGGCGAAGGCAGGGGCTGACACGAGCGGCCTCTGCCTCTATATAAAAACTACTTTGATTGTTACGGGAGGTGATGGCAATGGCATGTGTGAACACGATAGGGGCGAACAAGATTACGCATACGCGCGGCGACACGCTGATCAGACAGGTAGAGTTTTGTTATCAGGCATCCGGAGAAACGTATACGCCACAGGATGGTGATTCTGTTCGTTTTGCTCTGAAGCACACAACAATGACCTCCGGGAATAAACAATATACCGATCAGGAGCCGCTGATTCTGAAAGCAATACCGATCGACACCATGATTCTGAAGCTTGACCCGGAGGATACAAAACCACTCGATTTCGGGACTTATGTATATGATATCCAAATCACATACTCGAATGGTGATGTCGAAACGCCAATCAAAGAATCGGTGTTTGTGTTGACTCCGGAGGTGGATTGATGAATACCCTTGTCGGTACGATACAGGACGCAAGCAGGTTGGTCGGTGCGATCGGAGATGCATCCAATAGTCTGAGTGGAGGCGTAACAAAGGTTATCGAGACTGTTACGCGGGATTATGAGCTTTTAAGTAACAAGCCGTCCATCAATGGCGTAGAGCTGATTGGCGATCTGACAAGTGAAGACCTTGGTATCGACCCAGGAACTGTTCTTCCACAAGGCGGTTCTGTCGGCGACATCCTTGTGCGGACCGGCAGCGATTCTGTTGCCTGGGAAACGCCTGCAAGCAGTGCAGAGCAGGACAATACGCGGCCAATCACAGCGGCGGCGGTATATACCGAGATCGGCAATATCAACGCTTTGCTGGCGATCATATAAGGAGATGAACATATGAGTACAGCAACTGAAATAGCGAGACTGCAAGCGGCGAGAAATACGATCCGCAACAAGCTGGTTAACCTTGGGCTTGCGGAATCGACAGATTTGCTTGACGAGCTGGCTGACGCCGTAGACGGTATCGCCAATCGCGGCGCGGTATCCGCCTCCGTGCAGGAGGGCGATACATATACGATCCCCGCAGGCTACCACAATGGTTCCGGTACGGTTTCCGGCGTAGCCGGCGGCGGCAATTACAGCTTGCAGTCCAAGGGGCCTATTACCCCGACGAAAGCACAGCAGTCCATTACGGCAGACAGCGGTTATTATGGCTTGTCCGGCGTGACGATTGCGGCGATTCCGGAAGCATATCAGGATGTTTCGTCCGTCAATGCAACGGCGGCCGATGTGTTGTCGCCCAAGGTCATCGTCACCGCTGACGGCACGACGACCACGGGTACGATGGCGAATAACGGGGCGGTCAGTAGGACGTTGGACGCTACCACTGGAAATCAGTCCTATACCGTCCCAGCCGGACATCACAACGGCAACGGTACAGTCTCCGTTGTGTTGGAGGAAAAGAGCGCTACGCCCACTACGGCGAGCCAGGACATTACGCCAACGACAGGCAAAGTCCTCTCCAAAGTTACTGTTAATGCCATTCCGGGCGAATTCGCCGACACCACGGATGACGACGCTGTTGCCGCCAACATTCTGGACGGCAAAAAAGCACACAGCTACAATAGCACAACCGGCGAGGCTGTGGCTATTACGGGTACAATGACTAATCGCGGCGCAGTGACTCAGACGCTGAGCACGACTTCGACCAGCTATACGATTCCTGCGGGCTATCATAATGGTTCCGGCACAGTCAGTATTTCAACGGAAACCAAGACTGCAACGCCTACCAAATCCAGTCAGGATATTACGCCAAGCACCGGTAAGGTGTTGAGCAAAGTTACGGTGAACGCCATTCCCGACGCATATCAGGACGTGACGAACGTCGATGCAGAGGCCGGAGATGTGTTGACGGGTAAGACGATTGTCGCCGCCGACGGAACAGAAGTTACGGGTACGATGGCAGACAACGGAACCGTCACGCACGTTCTGGACGCGACAACAGACAACCAGTCTTTCACCATCGCGGCAGGCAAGCATTCCGGCTCCGGCGCGGTCACGATCGTACTGGAGAGCAAGACCGCGACTCCCAGCGCGTCCAGCCAGACGATTACACCGACCAGCGGCAAGGTGCTCAGTCAGGTCACGGTAAACGCCATCCCGGCCAACTGGGGCAACACTACGGGCGACGATGCTGTGGCCGCTAACCTTCTTGCTGGGAAGATTGCCCATACTATCGTCAACGGAACGGCAACGCAGATTACTGGTACGATGGTAAACAACGGGGCCATTGCCGGCTCTATCGACGGTCTCACGACTACAAGCTACACCATTTCTGCCGGGTACACGACCGGAGGATCTGTAAGTCTGACGAACGATATAGAGTTGGCGTTGGCGGCTATTTAAGGGGGTGCTTGCATGAGCATCCAGAGTGAAATCAACCGCATACTCAGTTTCCGGGACGAAAGTTTCGCGGTTGTCGAGAGCAAGGGCGTAACCGTGGCATCTGGTGCCATCATAGATGATTTGCCTGACTATATTGGGCAGATCACTGGCGAGAACATGATGATCAATACGCTGGTGCCGAGCACGGTGCTGGCGAGTCGGCCAAAGCTTGTCGGGCAAACGAGCAATACGACGGTGGCCTCGGCAGCATCTGCTGTCACCGCCGAGCACGGTATCCGTGTCGGTGTGGCCAGCTCTACATATCCCTACATCACGTTCGGCAACATCTCCATAACCGGAGCAACTACCGGTATGAACGGTCTGATCGCCGGCGAGACCTATACGCTGTCCTTTGATTGCGATGCCAAGCTTTTTTCCGGCGGCCCCGACGCGGGGACAAATTACGAGCTGCGGGCATATCTCTACGACAACCATGCGGACGAGTCGGTGTTCGCTATCAGCCAATACGGCACGATCCATGTCTATGCCGCGTCTGACACCAGCGACAGGGGCGTGCTTGTGGAGGACCTGCGGTGCGAATTCACCTTCACGGTGCCGGATGATACGACCAAATTATATTTGAGCGTCCGCCCAAGCTCCACGACGGGCGGCCTCTACGCGTCCGGCGACTACATCGAGCTCCGCAATCTCAAAATGGAGAAGGGCAGCTTTGCCACGGCATGGATACCGGCATCGACAGACAGCGCCAACGCCCTCAGCCCGGATTCCCTCTCCGTCACAGCCAACGGCACCTATACGGCGCCCAGTGGCACGGCCTATAACGAGGTCACGGTGGCGGTGCCGCAGGATTCCGATCTCGCGGGTGATGAGGTAGCGACTTGGGAGGTCGGTTCATTCTCCGGGACGACTGGCGGCAATCTGAGCGCGTCGACACGGATACGGACGACAGACTACCTCCCGGCGTCGATCGCGGGCATATCCGTCAATACGGACGGGTACCAATTCGGTGTGTATGGCTGGGATAGCAGCGGTGCTTATCTGGGTATATGGACCGGCTCAGGCTGGGCGACGAGTATATCCGGCAACTGGCAAACATCCGTGACTCTGAGCGACTGTACCAACGCGGCGAAAGTCAAGTTGTTACTCCGCAAGACAGACGATAGCGCGGCGTCCACGGCATGGGCAGAGTACCTGACCTGCTCCGTCGATGCGATCCTGACCGGGCCGCTATCGGTCACGGCCAACGGCACGTATACAGCCCCAAGCGGCACGGCCTATGACGAGGTGACGGTCAACGTCAGCGGCGGTACCACGCCAACGGGGACGCTGAACATCACGGCTAACGGGACGTATGATGTGGCGGCCTATGCCTCCGCGCTGGTCAACGTGCCGGGGTTAGAGTACGAAGCGGGTACATGGGAACCTAGCGCAGATATTGCACGAGGAACAATCTCTTTTTCCAACACGCACACGGGAGTGCCGTTTCTGGTGGCGCTTTCCGATGCAACGGGGACAACAGATGGAACGGCAAACACAAACTACACG